TCAACTCCACCGCACATTCAGTACGACTGAGTGCAGCAGGATCCAGACCATCATCAGCAGATGGGTCAGTTGCAACACTTCCTGGCGCATCCAGTACCCGAACCATATCCCGCCCAGCAGCATCGCAAGCAGGAACCTGAGCGTTGCGCTCGAGGCCAAGTTCAACCAGGGCCGCGCCACCTCCAAGCCGGCGCCAAGCAGCAGTTCGTAGCACCCGATCCAGGCCGCGAGAACGGCGGCTGCCTGTGTCAGCACTATGATCGACAAGGCCAAGCGATGGATGGCGTGAGGGGTCATCGCTCGCACCAGCAGAGGGAGGCTGATTCCGGGAGGTTGGGCCAGCGGCGCCATCGACATGGTCTCCCCGATCGCCCCGGCTGAGCTGGCAAAGGCCTGCAGGTTGTTGATCAGGCTTATACTCAGCCACAGGCTAAAGCCAATGCAGCAGGTGATCTGAAAAATCAGCAGTGACGTCGGAGTGTCCATTGCTGGTCCTTTGTGAGTTCGTTTCCGAAAGCAGCGAGAGCATCCGGACGCCACTCTAAAACCCCGACTTAACTTGAGGTCAATACCGGTTTTCCAATAAGGCTGCCAGGGGCGACAACCTCAACCGTTTGTTCAAGCCACCTGTAGGTCTGAGAAGTTTGTCGAGGTCTTGAGCGACCGATTGAGCCGCGCCGATCAACGCCAGGTATTACCCACTGGAAGATCCGGGATAGAGCCAACCTGTTTGCTATGCTTTCTACTTAGGCTGGCCTGAAGGCGCCGAGCGTGTGCGGCATTGGCCAAGATGCTTGAGAATTTTCTATCCGCTTTTGTGAAAAAACGAACCAAGGAGTGGAGTAACAGAAATGCCATCTTGTCTCCTACCCTCTGGTGAGCAGATTGATGATGCAATAAAGCTCGCTCACGGCGGTCTCTATGCGGCCAAACATGGGGGGCGTGACCAAGTTGTCTATGTGCCAGCGTTATCCTGAGGAAGTTAAGACTCGGTAACATGGAGCGATGATCCCCTATACGAGATCGCCTCATCTGGACAGGCGCTCGCTAAACGAACGTTCGATGGTCGAAAGGCGCAGTCGTTCGCGTCATGCAACTTGGGGCATGGGCTCGTGCCTCCTCCTGCGCTGTTACGCGCCGTTGTTCTTCCTGTCGGGCGTATCGATCACCAAGTACTTCAGCAAGGCATTCGCCACTTTCTCTCTCCGCAGAAGCCTCGGTAGCTTCCGCCCGTTCTACCGATTATCCACCCTGCTAGGGCCGTGCTCGTCGGGGCTATTCTTTTCCGAAAAGGAAGGCGTGAGCGACCGGAGCTTGGGATAAGACAGTATTGAGGTAGCGCCCTGAGCTTCGGCATTGAGCGGCGCTGGAACTCAGCGGGTCCCGGCGAGCCACGAGATTCACTGATGCCGCTTGGGTGAGGGAGCATTGATAGAGGCGGCAACCAAAGTTTCAGCGACGGACTCGCGTGGACCGACGCTGACAATTTTGAAGAGGAGGCAGGCGTAAAACCCTGAGAGGTCACGCAAAAATCACGCATATGAAAAAGGCCATCCCTTTCGGAAATGGCCTAAGTCATTGAAATATATGGTCGGGACGGAGTGATTCGAACACTCGACCCCTTGCACCCCATGCGTGCAGGACACACCTAAAGCCTTACGGATCAAGGCCTTGAGCGGGCGCTCGCTGCAAACGGTGCCGCACTGTGCCATACCCAATTTCACCATCCCCCGAAAATCTCCCCACGGGCCCCGGCCTGCATCCGGCGTTCTGCCGACCGTTTCCCTTCCTTTATATAGCTGCTCACTGCCGACGGTCATGATCCCGAATGCTGTGGGTGACCACACCCCACACCTCGAACCGGTCCCCTTCGAGAATGTACCTGGACGGGTACTTCGGGTTTTCCGACATCAGGACCACCTGCCTGTCACGGATGACCATGCGCTTGCAGGTGGCCTCTCCGTTGACCGCGGCGATGATGATGTGGCCGGATCGCGCCTCGACTAAGCGATCCACTACCAGCAGATCACCCGTGTAGATGCCGCCCCCCTGCATGCTTTCTCCGTCCACCTTGACCAGGTAAACGCTGGGGGCACGCAGGTGGAGCAGTTCGTCTATCGACACCTGCTTGTCGTCGGCTTCGATGGGTAGGGTTGCGGTCATATCGGCTGGCCATTAACTGTATATGGATACAGTATCTTATGGCAGGACACGCCGGCGCAACTGCCGATCAGCGGCATGATGATGCGGCGGCAGTTCCTTGCCGTGAGCCTTAGCAACAGAGCGAAGCTGGTCGGCAATCAAGCGCAGTCGCTCGATCTCGGCTGTCTGCGCGCAGAAGCGTCTATTTACGCATCATCATGCTATTACCTGATAAAACCAAATAAAAGCGTAGATATTTACAATAGTGCGTCTATGTATCTCAAATTGAGAATCTTGGTGTTATCCGGAATAGAAATTCTCCTGCCGTTCAAGACAAGAAAAATTGCAATTCTTACCTCCTGTTCTTTTGCAAAGTCGAGAGGCTTAGTGAATGGGACGCCACTTTTAACCTGCCGAATTTTTTCAACATTTGAGAGGTTCGGGTCGGTTATTTCGAAGAACCTATCCACATATTCAACATCCCTAAACTCTATTTCTAGAGCTAGGTTTTTCTTCAGGTTATCTATTCCTAAGTCTAAACCCTCAGGCAGATCCCTCACAGTTAGAGATTCCCATAATAGACCGGCTATGTGACCGGCTAAATCAATAAGCCTATCCTGTGAAAACTCCCAGAAGTCATTATGAGTCTCCGTAACGTTTCCAGCTGATCCTGAGGATTTGGACAAGCAGAAAATCCAGCAGTTTGGACAAGAGCCAGCTAAATCGACCAACTGCACTGTAGGGCCAGCTGCGCTTATTGTAAGATTAATGCGCGCTTGCCCTGAAGATTCAACCTCAAATTCTTCTAACCAATCATCATCTACAAGGGCGGGAGGCTCAAATCTTACTTGGTAGCTAAAATGCCCTTCGTACTCATCTCTAAGCTTGATGTCCTCCTCCTTTCGAAAGCCATACAGAGTGCCTAGCCTTAAAGTATTGCACCCTTTCTTGATATTGTATTCTTCCGGACAGTATTTCCTGAGTTTAGGAGAGCCCCTTACATAAAGTTTCATTGCCACCTCCACGCAAGCACAACTAAAGAAAATATGAATTCAACAATCCACAAACCATAGTTTAAAGCTTACGGAGATTAGCCTCAGGGTCGCAGAATTTCCAGTGCATGACCACCATGAGCAGCAATTGCCTATTAGGTATGGATGATTACCTACACTTCCAGCTGTGGATCCTTGCTCTCGGTAACCTCAGTAAAACATCTCATAAGGCCAGATATTCTGGCGCTTTCATCGGCACGCGCTGACTACGGCCAGCAGCTCCTTCTCGTAGCCAAGTCGTTGGCGACGCTCGGCCAGCAGGGCGCGTATCTTGACCTCCAGAGTGTCGCTCTTGCGCAAACCGGCAGCCGCCCATGGTGGCACTGCTATATCCGGCGCGCGACAAGGCACCTGCACCGGTACCTCGACGCGCACGTATTGGATCTGCGGCGGCGGCTTTGTCGCGCACCCCGCCAGCAGCATGCCGGCCATCAGGAATAGTTTCCGGAATATTTTGTAGTCGATCTTGTCGTTCAAAGGCCCAGCTCCTTGTCGATAATCGAGGTGGCGGCCGCGCATTGGTCGCCACCGGTGCGCTCCTGCTGAAGCCGGTTCGCCGCGGCGTAGTCGCCCAGAGCGCTGGCCTTCGCCTCGGCTACCGCTTGCTCAGCCCTGGCCTGGCGCTCGTTCGCGGCCAGGGTCAGGTCGCCCAGGGCCTTGCCCTGCTCTTGCGCCAGGCCTGCAAGGTTGTCGCGCGCCGCTGTGCACATCGCCACCCGGTCCTGCTCCTCGTCGAGAGCGGGCCGGAAATGGCTGGTGGCGAGCCATGCGCCCACTGCCATGCCGAGCAGGATCAGTAGCCCGGCGGCAGCGCCCCGCAGTAACCAGGCATTCAAGCCAGCGCTCTCCTCACGCCTTCATCGATGATCGCCGCCGAGTACGGGTTACCGCCGTTCTCGTGGATGATGATGCTCACCACCATGCCGCGCAGCGTGGCCGGGTCCTTGATGTTGATCGGGTCGGTGGTGCGCACGCCCAGGCGCTTCGCTACTGCGCCGGCGTAGGCCTGGGTGTCGTTCTCGTTGCTCGGCGCCCAGCGGTTGATAGTTTCGAGCACCGTGTCGATGCCCTTCCCGCCCACTCCGGGCAGGCCATCTTTGCCGCGGTAGTTGATCAGCAGCTTGCCCAGGGCACGAATGCCGTTCTCGGGCGTGTCGAAGATGGCGAAGCGGCCCCCCGACTCCTTGCCAATCTGGCCCTGCCAGTCGTTGCGGGGGTTGAAATCGATGTTTCCGGGGTTCCGGTTCCGGACGCCGCGGGGAGTGGTCATGGGTTTTCTCCAGGCGAAAAAAAGCCCACACTTGGCGGGCGTAGTTGAATGCGGGTGGCGTCAGGCAGCTGCGGCAGCCTCAAGCAGCATCGATTCGAGCGCGATGAGGTCCTCGCCCTTCAGGGCAGTCTCGAACGCTGCGAAGGCATTGGTTGACATCGCTCGCGTGGCGATGGCCCGGCCGGCACCTGCGGTACGCATGCCGCCCATCATCAGCTCCTTATGCAAATTGACAGTTTTAATTGCTGCGACCGTGCTGGAGTACATTTCGATGCCGTTGTAGCGGATGCTGAGCTTCCCTGCTCCACGGTCGAACACGATTACCACAGCGGTCAGCTTGTCAGCGCTCAACTTGATGGGCCAGGTGGCGGCAACCGACGAAGCAATGGCAATTGAGCCAAAGACCAGTGATACCAGCCCGGTTGGACTGACGTCAGAGTAAATACCCCACGGCGCCGGAACTGACGTGTTCAGCTCAGTCTCGGTGAAGCTGCCAAAAGTGAGGTCCATACCGCATACACAGCCGACCGTGAAGGAGCCAGAGGTGTCGAATCCTGGCATGACCAAGGTGTTCGCCAGCGCATTGATCTTGTAGCCCTTCTTGCCGTTCACCATCGTGACGAAGTTGGCCCCAGGCTGCGAAAGGCTGTAGCTCGGAATCACGCCATCAGTCATGCGATCAAGGATAACGCCTGTCGAGACATCCCAATCGTTCAGACCTGGCCAGTGCTTGAGGCCTGAGATGTTGGCAACGGCAATCTCAGCCTCGGTCACGTCGAGTTTGGGCATGCCTGGAACCGGCGCGGAACCTGGGAAGGTCAGAATAGAGCGAAGCATATTTTTAAATCTCCAAGGCAATCGAGAAGGCGCAAAGCCAGTTGTAAAGAGGTTTCGCGTCGAACCGTGAAAAGTCGCGCATGTCGGTATCGCGGATGCAGCCTCGGCGGCCGTTGCCGCTTTGTGGCGAGTTCAGGGTTGGCTGCAAGGCATAAGTGAGGACTGTGCCGGCGGCAATGGCTGCGGTCGCGGTGATCACGATCGAAACACCGTCAGCACCCATTGCCACGGTACCGATGGTCCCCGCCGATAACTGGAAGCCGTAATTGCCAGGATCGCTAACGATGGTCGTGTCGATCACCAGCTTCCCAATCGGGCCAGGCGTGCCGGCATTGCCATCCGGGAGGTTGTTCAGGCGCAGCGTAATCATCGACCCTGACACGGATGCCGACAGAGCCTTGAGTGGCTGCCACTTGCCGCTGATCTGGGTCAGGCGCTCGGCGCGGGCTTCCAGCTCGCCCATCTTGACGTAGCCAGGGGCAAGCATGTGATAGGTGTCAAAATATGGGTAGGCGTACTTCGGGCCCACCATGATGATGTCCGGGTTCTCGTCGTGAGCCTGCAGTTGGGCCAACGGGATCTGCGGGATGGTCCCAGGGTCACCTGTGAGCATCTGCGAGATAAACGCAACCGGGGGCACCGCCTGGCCGGTGATCGCGACAATGTCCGCACGGTAATCGCTAATCCACTCGGCCTGCATCGCCACGTACTGGGCCTGCGTGGTGCTGCTCTGACTCTCGCCATGAACGATCGAGATGCTGGGCACCACATAATCTAGCCCCATGCTATCGGCAATGGCCTTGGCGGTGGTCACCTGGGAAATGGCATTCGCGTAGGTGGCGGTGCCCTTCTTGATGCCGGCATAGGCCGTGCCGCCGAGCGCGGAGACGCTGTACAGCATTTGCGGCGATACCGATGTCGTGAGCTCATGCCATTTGCGTGTGGCCAGCATGAAGGAAGTCGCCGGGGTTTCGCCCAGCACACCGGCAACGTATTCGCGAACAGGCTCAAGTGCCGTAGTGCCTTCCCATGCGGACGGCCTCGGACCTCCAGCCAGCGTCCACAGCTTGTCGGTGTAGCCGGGTGGAGTCCAGGGAGAGAACAGGTTCCCGTGTATGCCGTTGATCACATACTCGCCGTTTGGGTCAGGTATGAACCCGCGAGAGCCAAGCGCAAGGCTCTGGCCTGTCGAGAGCTTGTGCACCAGCACCTTGCCGTCGCGCAGTGCCCGGCCATCCTGAGTGATGGTATAGGGCACCAATCCGCCACTAACAACCTTCAGCGCCCGGATAATGTCGAAGTCTGTGCAATGCGCAGAAAACCATTCGCCATCGTGGGTGACCTGCCTCGCACCGTCCGGACCGTACGACCACACCTGGCCTCCACTGATAGCAGCGTATCGCTTGGGTGCGGGCTTCTGCCCCTGGGCCTCGCTCAGCTTGGCGTCATAGGTAACGACTGGCGTGGCTGGGTTATCCGTGCCGCCGGTTTTCAGCATTACGGAATTGCCAGAAACCAGCACCACCGGGTCTGGGTAAGCCTGGCTGCGAGGTCGCCGCAGGGAGCGCAGCGTTGGGACTAAGGTATTGCCAAGGACCGTCACGGTCCCTTTAGTTTTGGAAGGCCCCCGCGGTAGTTTTTGGTGAACGCCAAACAAAATTTTCGCTCCTGCCGCTCCGATGATTAACGGGGCTTTGCCACTATCCGGGCCGCGCGGGCGTTTTCTCAGACTAACCTGCCTGCGGAGCGCTTCGATAGCTGCACTCATGGCGGGCTGATTAGGAAGACGCACCCATCCCTGCGTACTGGCATTCCATTGATACCAACCGTTCTTGGTGGCATCAGAATCATTACCCACAATGCCCACGTTGCCGTCGTATTTGGGGATGACGGCCTGCAGATCCGCCAGGGTATCCTTGTGCAGGGTATTGAAATCGTCGCCAAGATCGGCGGCTGTCTCCTCCATCTGAGACTTCGCAACAGCCTCGGCAGCGTCAACGGCAGCCACGGACGCCTCGATGTCCTCGATCCCCGCATCTCGCGATGCATTCACCGCGTCTTTGGCAGCAGCAACCGTTGGATCAACCTGCGCTTTGGCGTTGATTACGAGGTTGTGAAACGCCTGTGGCGCCCACCTTGGCTGATCAAATCGGTCATAAACGATCTCGTCGCTACCCGTCATGTATTTGTCGAAAATCGACGAGTTATCGAACAAGTCCCGCGGATCGCTCGAGCCGAGTGGGTTGTTGGTGTTGTAAGCCATGTTTTCTCCGGGCACAAAAAAGCCCGCGCTGGGCGGGCATGCTCGTCAGGGTCCGGTCAGGCCGGCGGGAATTGGTCGTCGTAGATGTAAACGCGAGCGTCGTAGGGCATGCCCTTCATCGCCACGTTGCCGTTGGCTGGGTCTGAACTGGTGATCAGCGTCGGGTAGGCCCAGCGCGAGGCTGGGCCGAACAGGATGTGCGGCGGCTCAAGCGGGCCATCCACAACTGGTGTGAAGTCCAATGCTGCAACCATCGCGGTATAGTCATCGACTCGAACCGCATCCCACGGGCCAGAGAGCGTCCCATCGAGGCGGCGGACACCAATCAGATTCTGCTCTGTAAAGGACCAGTCCAGTGGCTCTGAGCTGTGCAGAAGGGTTTCCGACCCGGTTACCGAGAAGTCCAGCAGGATCGCGCTCTGGCAACGCTTAGGCGCGTCATCTGCAACGGCTGCGAAACTCAGGTAGCCGCTGTTGCTGCCGTCCATTTCGGTTTCCCAGGTGTAGATGTCCGTCCGAAACTTCTGGTGGCCACGCCGGCGCATTCCGACCCGCCATGCCCTGGCCCTGTCACTGACTCCAGGCATCTTGATCTTCTCGACCTTGGTGCCGAGGTCGCCTGGCCAGCGGCACTCAACCGTTTCCCACGCCCAGGTGGTGCGAGAGAAGAACTCCACATCCACCCCGTCGAAGTCGTTGATCGACGGCATGGCGCCGCTGATCTTCAGCATCTTGGTCATGTTCTGTGGCGAGTAGGTCTGGGTTTTCGGGCCGTAGGTCACATCGAACGCTGCCCGAGCACTGTCCCGAACCGGGCGCAGCAGGCCACGGAAAGTCACCAGCTCGCCGAACCCACACGCCAGCGCGTTGTTGATCATGTCCTTGACGGTGATCGTCGAATCCAGCGTTTCGTCGTAGGTGTCGCCGCGGGCTACGCAAATATCGTGGAAGGCCTGCCACTCTGGCAGATCAAGGTCGTCGCCCGTGTACCCGCGCTGCTTCAACTGATAAAGGCACCACGGCACGATGTCTCGGCTTGGCCCGGTGCCGCCCTCCATCAGCGGCAGGATGCGGGTTACCTCGGCACTGACCTGGCTCTCCGACTGCGCCGAAAGGCGGTCACCGCCCCTAATGTTGCAGGTCATGACTGTCAGACCTGGGTAGCTCGTAGGGGAATTTAGCATCCGGCCGCGCAGGTCCGTCCATGTGGCGTCATCCCTGGCTTCGTCATTGACGCGCCCCGGTCGATCTTTATACAGCTTTCGTACCCTGGCTTCGGCGCGCATTGGATACGGAAGCGCAACCCGCCCGGTGAACCCCTGAGCATCCAGGCTTCCTCCAGAGTTCGCCCGCTCGAGAACAGTCCAGGCCCCAGCCACATTCATGTCGCGGTATTCAAATACGTAGTAGGTATTTATCTCGTAGATTTGCCCCTCCCGCCCGATACCGGCCAGTCCGTTGGCGTAGGTTACCGTCCATTCAAGCTCGGTAACCTGCTCGTTCTCTGGGCAGCAGGCGAATGGCCCGCGGTAGCCACCCTGCAGGTTCGAAGCGTCCAATGTAATCAGGCCGCTCACCGTCTGCATGGCGTTGAAGCCAGGCCATCCCGCATCGGTCGAGCCAGACGAGGTCAGACGCTCCACCTCGAGCAGGCTGGTGCTGAAGGCGGTGATCCGGTAACGCAGCCCGCGCGGGCCGATGGTTGCCAGCCCCTGCCCCAGCGCCAAGCCGACCACTGGCGAACCACCGTCATAATCCAGCGTCATTTCCGCTGGCTGCTCTGGAGTGCCACTGGTAGTTGCTGTGCCGGTGACACCTACCGGGGAGGAGCCGAGGATGGTTGAAGCACCGGTGGCAGAGATGGCCTGGCCACTAAACGGTGTCAATTCCACGAAACGCAACCGACCACTGCTCTGCTGAGCCTCGAACGGCAATCCGCTGAGCTGAGTGTTCAGCGCTGCTACCAGGCCGGTCAGATCGGTTGTGGCCGTGTTCAGCGTGACGGGATAGGTAGAGCTGCCGCGCACCAGGTTGAACGTGAGCGGCGTGACGTTGAAGTCGTAGCGAGTTGGCGCCGCCGATCCGGTACGCGTCGATGCTGTGCCAGGGTTGGCCGGTACCGCCGGTGTGTATGGGGTGTAGCTGTGCACCACGTACAAGCCGGCGTTCGCCCCGGCTACCTCGATGAGCATGCCCGCCGTAGGGTTCAACATTTCCAGCGGACCGCGGATGATGTCGCGTCCGGCACCTCCGTCGATCACCGTGTAGGTGTATGGCGAGAGCACGCGGATGATGATCCCGTTCGACCAGTCGGCCGGGAACTGGCCGGAACCGGCCGGCACGCTGATCGTGTCGCCAACGAACTGGTACGCCGATGCCGTGGCCGACCTGGTGAGGTCGGTGGCCATGGTCAGCTCCAGGCCGGCCGACCCACTGGAGCTTGCCCCGACCTCGGGCACGTTGAACCAGTTGATGTGCGCGGGATCGGCCGAAAGGTCAGCGCCTGGCGGGTAGATGGTGAAGGTCGCGTCTGACCCCAGGGAGATCAGCGGGGTCTCACCCACCTTGACCTTGGCCAGCGGGACGTCGTACTCGCCCTCGCCGATATACAGGAGCATTTCCACGCGCTGGTCACGCGGTGCGAGATGCGCCCGGCGGGGCTGGGTCAGGTAGGACGGATAGACCCGCTGGTGCCCTGCGATCTGGCGCACCGGCTCGCCCAGCTTGACCTTGTTGCCCTTGGCGCTGGCTTCGGTCAGGGGGTCGCCCTGCTGAGTGCCGGCGCTGGATGGCATGCCGGGCATCTTGGGCATAACCAGCTTGGCGAATGCCTTCACCCCAGCAAAAAGGGTGAACCCCATGAAGGCCTGCTCCAGACCTTTCGGCTCCCGATAGATCTGCAACAAGTCGACAGGCTTGAATTTCACCTTGTGCCACAGGTGCTGCTCGATCACCTCATCGTTCAGTACCACGCTGATTGGCGGGCTCTCGCGGCGCTCATACGAAGGCGCCAAAGATTTCAGCCACTCTTCGATGGTGATTCGGCGGTCGGTCTTCCACATGCCCATTGGAGCAGTGTTAGACATCTTGTTCGGATAGAACTCGACGGTCATCGGTAGTACACCACCCTGGGATATGCGGCTTCAAAGTCGCCAGTTGTCCGGAGGCAGGCGCCGCCGGGGTTTGTGTCCAGCACCTTCAGCCGTCCTTCGCTCAGGAGGACCGTGCCGACATGCAGAAGCGCGCTCCCACGCAGCACTGCGGCAATGGCTCCAGGCTCCGGAGCGCATTCCTCCATCGCCTGACGGAGGCTGCGATAGGCCTTGGTGTTTTCTCGGATCTTGTCCTTGCCAACCGCTCCCAAGGATGGGAGCCATGGCAGACCGAACAAGTCGTGACGGATCGCCCGGCACAGCCCCCAGCAATCGAAGGCAATAGGCCCCCGTGCACCCTCGCGATACGGGGCGCGCATGAATTTCTCGATCATGGTCAGATGTACTTCAGGCCAGGTGCAAGAGAGGTGGTCAGCACGGTGCGCAGACCGTTGGTGTTGAGCAGGTCGAAGAAGCCAGCGGTGAGCTTCGCCACGTCGTCTTCATATTCACGACTGAGCAGCGTCATGCGGTACCGCTCTTGCGGGAAAGACAGGTCCTCGGCCAGATAGCGCCGGAAGGTGATGATGAAGCGCTTGTCGGCAGCCTTCGCCGCCTCCACCACCTCCTGCACCTCGCCTGTGACGTTGTCCAAGCCCAGCACCAGGTTCTGGAACGCGCTGTTGTCGTTCTTCGGCAGGGCCAAGTCCATGGCCATCGCGATGAAGGTCAGCGTGCGGCCGTCCTCGGTGGTGCACACCCGGTCTTCCCAGCCAGAGCAATACAGGTGGGAGACAGTGCCACCCTCCTCCCGCGCCTCGATGGTATCCACCAGCTCGCCTCTGCCCGACGCATAACACTCCTCGATCAGGCTCATGCTTCAGGCCACTCCCTGTTGATCGCCAAGTCGATGATGTCTTTGTTCAGCCAGAATTGCGGGAACTGCTCCCAACCCTCTGGGATCAGTGGACGCTCCTTCAGCTGAACCACCGCCGAGTAACGCCAGCGAGTGATCTGCGTCAGGTCAGGTCCGGCAGGTATGCTCTTGAAGTGGGCCTGATAGCTCGTGAATCCAGCCGGCGTCTGCAGCTGGATCTCAAACCACTCCATCCCGTTATTGATGGTCCGCGCGTACCAGGCCTCAAAAATACCTGCCTCGGCCTGACTGAAATTGAAGTTGAACCGCACCTCGGTCGGGACGTAGCGGTGCCGAATCCGGTACCGCGACCGTCCGGTGACCATCTGCGTAGACCGCATCGGATCAACCGTGCTCAGCCCGTACCCCTCCTGCAGCGGAAGTGGCAATTCTGCCGGGTATTGAATCATTGCCATTCCTCATTAGGAGCCAGAACGCCGCGATCCGTAGGCGCCTTCATAGGAGTCAACAACATCGCCGTAGCCTGAGGAGAACTGCCCAGCAACCTCTTGAACAGCCCGGTCGGTTGCCTCTCGGATAATGAAATCGATGTCTCCGTTAGGCATGCGGCGCTGCTCAACCTGTGCGCTGGAGTAGTTGTGGACGTTGATGTTTTGCTGGATTCCAGCCGCGCTGGTGGCTCCAGACTGGGAGCGGCCGGCCGTACGAGCCGCGGTGATCGGCGTGACGTTGCCGGTGCGCAGAGCCTCTACCGCCGACACGCCGCCGAAACGACGGATGTCAGCCTGGGACCAGACCACCTCACCCTTATGCACCACGCCGGCCGGCTCATACTTGCCGCCAGGACCGGTGTAGCCACCCTCAGCAAACCCGCCGCTTATGCCTCTGATCAGCGCATAGGCAGCAATCAGCGCAGTGCCGCCGACCACCGCCGCAGCACCGAACGAGCCGATCGATGCGACGAGCGCAGCCGGCGCCCAGGACGCCAGGGTTTCGATGGCCGCTGCTGTGTTCGCCGCCAGGGTGGTGGCGATGGTCGACAGCGTGGAGGCCTCGGCCACGCCGTCTGCAGCGACCTTGGCCCCGGCCTTGACGGCTTCGCTTTTAACCACCAGGCCGGTCTCAGCGGTGATCCCGGCCGCCTTCAGAGCCTGCATGACCAGGAACCTGGCAGTGATGTCCGCGAATGCGCTGAGCATCGAGTTGGCGATGGTGCCAGCCAGGTTGCCGAAGGCATCGCCCAGGCTTTCCGTGCCCTTGATGATCCCCTGAATGCTGCCGGAGATCGACGAAGTGGTGTCGCCAAGGATCGACTCGGTAGCCGCCCGAGCCTGCTCGTTGTAGTTGGTGGCAATGTCGACGTAGTTCTGCCACGACTCGGAAACCCCGATCAGCCACTCTCCCCGCATGGCGTCCTGCGCGGCGTAGTAGTTCTGCTGATCGGCCAGCCTAGTTGCCAGCGCCCCCCGCAAAGCCTCCGTCTCACCCTTGTACAGGTCGGTATCTTCAGCGGTTGGATTCTTGATCTGGTTGTAGTCGCGGGTCAGCTTTTCCAGCTTCTTCTGATAGTCCTGCTGGATTTTCAGGTCGTCCTGGAGCCGTTTACGCGCCCTATCACTTTGACCTGCGCCCGCCAGTTCGGCCTCCTGACCCTGACGCGCAAGATCGGTCTCCGACTTCAAGCTTTCCGCGAAGGCTACTAGCTTTCGGTCATTCTCAAGTCGCACCTGGGTCAGCTGATTGGCCTTCTCAAGCTCAGCGTTCTGCTTCTGCTGGGCCAGGTTCAGCTCAGCCATCGCTAGCACCTGCTTCTGCGACGTGGTGAGGGTCTTCTTCTCCTTGAGGTTGGCGATCTCGGTTTCGAGCTCGATCAGCTTCTTGGCTTCGGTGCCGAGCTTCTGGGTCTGGTCGACCTCCCCCGCAATTACGCGGCTCTGCTGTTGCAGAACGGCGTAGCGCTGACGGGCCTCGTCCAGCATGCGTTGGCCGGCGTCGTCGCGAACCGTAGGCGCCTTGGGATCCTTGAATTGGTCGGAGATGTTCGCCCTTACCCGTGCCACAGTTTCTGGCGCGAGGCGCGAGTCATTCGGGTTGTTTTTCCGGATAACATCGAGCGACTTCTCGTATTCCTTCAGGGCCTCCGTGCGCTTCCTTGCGTTCGTCCAGGCGGACTTTTCAAGCGCGTCCACCTTGGCCATCGCGTTTACAGTTCGCTCGTTTGCATCAGCTGCATCCTTGTCGAACTTGGCTATGTCGTCTTGAGCGGCCTTCTTGTCTTTGAGGAACTGGAGCTCGTCGGTGTAGAACTCCACCATCTTGTCTTTGTCTTGGAAGAACCCGACGTCGCCACGCCGAGCGCTTTCCAGATTGGCCTGGGCCTGTGCGATGTCTGCCTCAATATCGGGCCGGCCGATATCCTTCAGTCGGTCTGCGGCATTAGCTACCGCATTGTAGCCACGCTCCCAGAAACTCAGGTTTTCGATGATCTTTGGGGTGCGATTATTGATCGCATCAGCAAATGCATCCGTCGCCAGCTTGACCGCATCAGCGTGTTTTCCCTGCTGCTCAAGCGCCGTGATCTGGGCGTAAACAGCTGCCGTCAGGTAGTGATATTGCTTGTTGAGCGCTGCCGAGGCCTTGACCGGCTCATCCGCTAGTTTGGCGAACTCTGCCACTGTGTCGGATACGGCCTTCCCTGTGGCCACCTCCATCGATATCGCCGCCTGGGCGACCTGTTGGAAGCTTTCACCGGCAATCTTCCCACCACCAGCTATTTCAGCGAGTGCGGCAGCGGCTGCGCCAGTTGATCCGACCGTTGAACTTATCTGCCTGGCCATGCTACCGAGCTGGTCAGCGGTAAGCCCTGATGCACTCCCTGTTAGGATGAGGTGCGGATTCCACGCTGACTCGGACACCCATTCCACGCGCATCCGGACAGTGATTCCACGCTGATCCGGACACTCATTCCACGAGCATCCGGACACCGACTCCACGGTCATCCGGACACTTTTCTGGCAGGCAGCCACGCAGGATTTATTCACTACCATCGATCTCTTTTTCGAAGCAGAGAGGTCGTTGTGGAGCGTTTATCCATGCGTAAAATCCGAGAGGTGTTACGCCTCAAGTTCGACTGCGGCCTGTCCGTGCGCAAGATCGCCCGCAGCCTGGGCATTGGCCACAGCAGTGCCGGTGATTACCTCTGCCGTTTTGCCGCCAGCGGCCTCACCTGGCCCTGTTCGTTGTCCGATGCCGAGTTGGAGCAGCAACTGTTCCCGCCGGCCCCGGCGGTTGCCAGTGAGAAGCGGCCTTTACCCGATTGGGCATGGGTGCATGCCGAACTGCGCCGCCCCGGGGTGACCCTGGCGCTGCTCTGGCAGGAGTACCGCCTGAGCCAGCCTCAGGGCTTTCAGTACAGCTGGTTCTGTGAGCACTACCGAGCCTGGCAGGGCAAGTTGGACGTGGTGATGCGTCAGGAGCACCGCGTCGGCGAGAAGCTGTTCGTCGACTATGCCGGCCAGACGGTGCCGGTTATCGATCGCCACAGCGGCGAGATCCGCCAGGCGCAGGTGTTCGTCGCGGTGCTCGGCGCGTCCAGCTACACCTTCGCCGAAGCCACCTGGTCGCAGCAGCTGCCGGACTGGCTAGGCTCCCATGCCCGCTGCTTCGCCTTCCTCGGCGGCGTGCCGGAGATCGTGGTGCCGGACAACCTGCGCAGCGCGGTGAGCAAGAGTCACCGCTACGAGCCGGACATCAACCCGAGCTACCGCGATCTGGCCGAGCACTATGGCGTGGCGGTGGTGCCGGCGCGGGCACGCAAACCGCGCGACAAGGCCAAGGCCGAAGTCGGCGTGCAGGTGGTCGAGCGTTGGATCCTCGCCGCACTGAGGAATCGGCAGTTCTTCTCCCTGGATGAACTCAACACGGCCATCGCCGGGCTGCTGGAGCGGCTCAACCAACGCCCGTTCAAGAAGCTGCCGGGCTCCCGGCAGTCGGCCTTCGACAGCCTGGATCGTCCGGCGCTGCGCCCCCTGCCGGAGCAACCCTACGTCTACGCCGAGTGGAAGAAGGCGCGGGTGCACATCGACTACCACGTCGAGGTCGATGGGCATTACTACTCGGTGCCGTATCAACTGGTGAAGAAGCAGCTGGAGGTGCGCCTGACGGCGCGCACCGTCGAGTTTTTCCACGCCAACCAGCGAGTGGCCAGCCACCTGCGCTCAATGCACAAGGGCAGGCACAGCACGCAGGCCGAGCACATGCCCAAGAGCCATCGCGAGCATGCCGAGTGGACGCCGCAACGGCTGATCCGCTGGGCCGAGCAGACCGGGCCGAACACCGCCGGCGTGATCCGGCACATCCTCGAACGGCGCATCCATCCGCAGCAGGGCTACCGGGCCTGCCTGGGCATCCTGCGCCTGGGTAAAACCCACGGTGAGGCGCGTCTGGAGTTGGCCTGCCGTCGCGCCATCAGCCTCGGCACGTGCAGCTACAAGAGCCTCGAATCGATCCTGCGCCAGGGGCTGGAAAACCTGCCGCTAGCTCAAACCAACCTGCCGCTACTACCGGACGACCACGCCAACCTGCGCGGATCCGCCTACTACCACTGACCCCAAGGAATCCCACCATGCTGCCCCATCCGACCCTGGACAAGCTGCAAACCCTGCGCCTGCACGGCATGCTCAAGGCGCTGAATGAACAACTGAAAACCCCGGACATCGACAGCCTGAGCTTCGAAGAACGCCTCGGCCTGCTGGTCGACCGCGAGCTGACCGAACGCGATGACAAGCGCCTGAGCAGCCGCCTGCGCCAGGCCCGGCTCAAGCACAACGCCTGCCTCGAAGACATCGACTACCGCAGCCCGCGCGGACTGGATAAGGCGCTGATCCTGCAACTGAGCAGTGGTCAGTGGCTGCGCGACGGCCTCAACCTGATCATCGGCGGCCCCACCGGTGTCGGTAAAACCTGGCTGGCCTGCGCCCTGGCCCACCAGGCCTGCCGGGAGGGCTACAGCGTGCGCTACCTGCGCCTGCCACGTTTGCTGGAAGAACTGGGTCTGGCCCATGGCGACGGCCGCTTCGCCAAGCTGATGAGCAGCTACGCCAAGACCGACCTGCTGATCCTCGACGACTGGGGCCTGGCCCCGTTCACCGGCGAGCAACGGCGCGACATGCTGGAGCTACTGGACGACCGTTACGGCCAGCGCTCGACCATCGTCACCAGCCAGATGCCGGTGGACAACTGGCACGAACTGATCGGCGATCCGACCCTGGCCGATGCCATCCTCGACCGCCTGGTGCACAACGCTTATCGGATCAATCTGAAGGGTGAATCAATGCGCAAACGGACGCAGAAATTGACGACGCCAGCCAACCCGGACTAACAATGCCACCCCTGCGTCGCTGCGCTCCGACTGCCTGTCCGAATGAGCGTGGAACAGGTGTCCGGATCAGCGTGGGCTGAGTGTCCGAATGGCGTGGAATCCGCAGATGAGGGCATTATTGAAGCGATCGGCTTCTTCCGATCCCTTATAGAAGGCATACCCAAGCGTTGCGGCGCTTGCCACCGCAACGCTTAGAGGCGTGATGAGTCCAAGGATGTATCCACCCATGGCCCTGGCTGCATCACCGATTCCTCCGAAGGAGTCCTTGATCTGCGACCCCTGCTGAAGGAACACGGTCAGCGGTGCCTGGCCGCCCTGCAAGCTGATGAAAATGTCAGAGAACTGCGCGGGAAGCATCCGCAGAGCGGCTGCGTTCTGTTTTGCGGTGTTGCCTGTGCGATTGAGGCTATCGTCAAACCCGGTGAGCGCGGCTCGCGACTGATCAATACGGGTCTTGTACGATGCAAAAGTATCGGAATCAAGGTTGCCAAGCTTATTTTGCTGGGCCAGCTTTCGCTCCTGCTCATCCAGCTTGTTCAGCGCCCGGGTGGCTGGGTCAATGCTGGCAAGAAGGTCTTCCAGACTTTCGACCTGGCTGACGGTCGCAGATTCTGCCTGCTTGGTCGCTGCTGTGACTTTCTGGGTTGACTCTGCCAGGCGCGCCTGGCTCGACGATAGGACCATGTTGCCAGACAGCAGCCCCTGCTCGGCCTCGGAGAGCCCAGTAGCTACGTTGGCCAGGTTGCGCTGCTCTTGGGCTGCACGAACCGAAGCATCTGCAATCGCAAGGATCCTGGTCCGAGCCTGCTCAGCGGTCTCACCTACTTCAGTCTGCGCTCGAGAAACGCCAGACAGTGACGCCAAGGATTCTTGGATCTTTCTGTTGTAGGCCTCATACGCTGCACCATTGATCTGCCCTGATTCCCGAGCCTGGGCCAGAGCTGTTTCCTGAGCGGCAAGGTCATTGAGCTTCTTGGTGAGCGGATCAATCTTGCCCAGCAGACTGTCGAGCTCTTTTCGCTGATTCGCGGCTGCCTTTGCCGCGGTGTCTGCGCTTTTTGCGGCAGCGTCAGTCGAAGAGGATGCCTTGTCGTTGGCCGCCTGGACCTTTGCCAGGGACATCGCAAGGTTGGAGTAATCCCCGCCTGACTTACGCAGGGTTGAGCTTGCCCTGATGCCAGCCTGTTCAAGCGCTTCGAGAGCAGCTCGAATATCGGTCACTTGCTGCTCTGCGCTGCGCCCATCTACCTCAAGCTCCAGGCGGGATTTGAGTGCCATGCTTTTCTCCGGGCAACAAAAAACCCGCACTTGGCGGGTTTCTGTGATTTTTGCTTTGGTCAGGTAGCTGGAAGCTCGCTGCCGCAATGTTTGCACTTGATGGCTGCTGCCATCACCTGCTCAGCGCAGTATGGGCAGGTCTTCTTTTCTTGTATGTCAGCCGCTGGAATTGGCTCTACTGCCGGTGCCGCGGCGACCACGACGGCCTCTTCTGGCTTCTTGAAGGCCCAGATGAGCGCAGCAACCCATCCGATGATTGTCCATCCCAGAAACAGGTTGAGAACGGCGATCGACTGGAGATTGCTCTTCTTCCTGATCCACGCCTCAAAAGTCGGCAGAAGGTATAGCGCTGGCACAAAGAACAGAGCACTGAACGCAATCGCTACGCCAAGAGAGTTCAGCGCGGGCTCTCTGCCCATGGATACGCTGTAGGCGGCGAAGAAGGCCAGAATTACGAATCTGACAAAGAACATCCCTGACTCCGAAGTATTCGATTATGCGGCAATTTACCATCAACTCGCCGCACAGCGAAGAGATCAGGTCAGCTTCGACAGCCCCGCCGCCTCTTCAAGCCGTGACAGTCGGCGCTCAAGCAGATCATCTGCCCTGCGCTTTTCTTCGATCATTGCCTCGGGCGAAAGCGGGGCATCGTTCTGGCTCGCCTCTCCTCCGGCCTGATCTTGTTGCTCTGCCATGCAGGGCTCCTTTTTTGATGGTTCGGGGCCGCCGGCCTGCTCCGCCCTGGATGGAAGCCCAGTAGAAAGGAATCCAGCAGCCGTAGTAGCGTTACCCTCATCAGGCCATCGCCAAGGAGGGGTATATGAAGTTGGATAGAGAGCTGCAACTGGAGATTCTCAGGAGGCTGGAGGCGATTTACCCAATGCAGGCCGACAACATGCACCTGCTATTCCATGAGCCCAACCTGGCGTCTGCCAACATTCATTATCTCAGCGAGCATGGACTGGTTGATGCGAAGTTCAGCAGTTGCATTGGCTCCGGAGCACCGGAACCGTTCCTGACAAAGATCAACCATCGCGGTATGGACTTCCTCGCCGATGACGGCGGGCTCGGCGCGATACTTGGCGTCGTAACGATCAAACTGCACGAGGACACAATCAAGGGCCTTATCGAAGCCAAGATCGCCGCCTCAGACCTCGCGGAGGAGGAGAAAACATCTATTCGCACCGTTATCCGAGGATTGCCCGCCGAGGCCACAAAACGCCTGACAGAGAAACTACTGGACCTGGGCATGGAAAGCCTTCCGGCAGCAGGCCCACTACTTCGTACGTTCCTGCAGTCCCTCGGGGGTTAGTCGAGTCATCGGCAACATAGCGAAGCTCAACGAAACCGACCTGCTTCCCGCAGCTCGCCCACAGATCCAGATACAGCATTGGGTCTGTGCGGCCAACAAAGCTCAGGTAGCATTCCGTCGACCTCACATCGCGCCGGCCTGCGACAAACACCGCTGTCATGTCTTGCTGGCTGATCTTCATTCGACTCAACCCTCATCGTCCTCGGTCAGCGCGACTTCATCCAGGGCGAATATCACCTCGTCGACGAGCCGCCTGGGCAACGGCAGCGGGTGCACCTCAAGCCAGTCAGTGATCTCCCGGGCAGATAGCCTCAGCGGCTGTATTGCTGCTGCGCCCACCAGGTAGCGCCGGCCGCGCGCCGCGTTACGGAACGCGTTAAGCAGGCTACCCGTGATCACGTCCAGCTCAGGCTCATCCGGTACCGCGATGCGCAGCTTCTGGTAGATCAGGCTTCGCTTTTCGGTTCGATGGCCCCATTCCCGCTCCCATTCGAAGCGGGCGACTGCTTTCCCTTGATCTCGTCCTGCTCAGCCCGGTTGTCGGCGGTGATGGCCGCGGCTCGGCGCAAGACGAAGTAGAAGAAGTTGGCGTCACCGCACAGCATCTCGGTGCAGGTGCTCTCGCTGTAGGCCAGCGGCTTACCGTTCTCGTCCTGCGCACCCTGCCAGTCTTGGACGATGAACGAAGCCAGGAGCAGGCAGTGGTTGTCGTGTTCGGTCTTCTCGCCCTCGATCACGCCGACGGCGTCTTGGCCGAACTGAGCATCGTTGCGCGCCAGCCGACGGCGCATGCGCTCCAGCGCGATCTGGTACTGCTGATTGTCCAGCGGCATCAGCAGAATCTTGGTGTCAGCATCGAACTCTTCCCAGCGCGCCTCAGCGTTCTTGGTGTTGTCGATCTTTTTCAGCTTGAGAGCCATGAATCATCCTCACGCCACGCCATAAAAGGGCCACCCCGGGCGGCGTAATCCCGGGGTGGCCAAAGGTGATGCGCTTTACGCGGTTACGGTGATTGCCGATGTCGCGGTCTTGGTCGGATCCGAGACGCTGGTGGCAGTGATGACTGCCGAGCCGGCGGCAACGCCGGTGACCAGGCCGGATGCACTGACCGTTGCGATCAACGGCGCCGAGCTGCTCCAGGTGACGTTCTGGGCGGCGCCCGAAGGCAGCGCGGATGCAGTCAGCTGGCGGGTCGCAGCTACGGCAATCGAGGCAGTGGTCGGGGTGACCGACACGCTGGCAACCGGAACGAACGGCACGCGGGTAATGGTCGGGGCCTGCTTGGCGACGGTGTAGTTCAGTGTGACCTCGATCAGGTCGCGCTTCCCGCCGTTCGGCAGGTCTCCATCTACTTCCAGAGCCGGGAACGACAGGTCGTATCGGTTGCCCAGGCTGTCAGTGATCGGGAACTCGACCGCTACGGTTTTCCGGGTGAAGGTGTTCTTCCAGATCTGCCAAGCCAGCGGAGACCATGCCAGAGTGATAGAGCCGGTGATCGCCGCCTCGGTGGCGATCTGTGCACCGGGCCCCAGCTTGCCGTTACCGATACAGCGCTGCGCCTGCAGGCTGTTGTCGAGGTTGACGGTCAGAGCAGACACACACGCCTGGCCTTCCAGGTTCTGGCCATCCACCGTGATGGAGCCAACGTTCTGATTGCTCATGAACGGCGTGGTGGTCGGCGGGCTGATGGCCGCTACGGTATTGGTGTCGCCATCGGCGTAGTCCAGGCCGGCCATGGTGAAGGTGGCAGTGATCTTGCCGTCAGACGGGATATCCAGGGCGAAGACCGAGACGTGCATACCCTTGAACAGGGCGTAAACGTTCACGTCGTTGAAGTTCTTCGCGACGGTGAAAGTCCGGCGCGTGCTGCCTACAGTCAGGACGTCATCGTCCCAGGTTCCGTAGAAAGCCGCTTCCAGCAGCTTGTCGAAGGTGCTGTAGGACAGTTCGCCTACCAAATCACCCTGGATATCGGTACTGGAGACCACCGAGCCTTGGCTGATGCGCGATTCGGTGATTTCGTCGCTGACCTGGGTGTTCACGGTCGGCGAGAGGGTGTTGCTGGTCAGGCGCAGGGTATCCCAGTCGCCTGTGGTCGGGGTGATGCCGGGTGTGACCTCGGGAATGAGGTAACTGGTAACGCGGGCGCCAGAGGACATGCGCATGTCTCCTTTCTGCGGGCATAAAAAAACCCGCTCAAGGCGGGAGGTTCATGGTCTTGCTGGTCAGCCGGCGCGGAACCGGACGTTCACGTTAATCTGGTGGTAGCTCTCGAAGTCGCCTACCACCAGCTGGGATGCCTCAAGGCATTCAATATGGCCGCTCTGCCATGACTGGAAATGTTCAGACAGGGCGTCGGCAAGCTTGTTGACGGCTGACAGCCCGGTTGATCGGCGACAGAAGCACTGGATCACAACCTGGCCAGGACGGCGGTAATGCGGCTTTTCTGCCATGCCGGCGAACCCGGCCGTGGCGTACTGGATCTCGAAGGCGCACCAGAGACCGGTTGCGGGAGGCTTGAACACCCCACCATTCGGATATTCGGCGTTCGGGTACTCAATCCTGCCCTGCTCTATTCCCGTGAACGAAGCCATCCGGGCCGTGAGCGTCTTTCGGACTGTCTCGAAGGGTACGGTCATATCAACTTCTCGGTGACAGCGATGAAGGAAATCCCGTACACGCCTTTGGGTGCCATGCGGCTGTATCCGTCAGGCGTGATCTTGATGCTCGGCCCGCTCGGGTAGCCGCCGAATTCGATGATCTCGCCGTACACGCTGTTGTTCTGGACGAAGACCGTGCTGAAAGGTTTCAAATCGCTAAGAGCGGCACGGGCTGCGGTTCGGGTCTCAGTCCCGAGGATGTCCAGCTTGGTGTTAACGCTGTAGTCCTCTGCGCCTATCGACACGATGTTGTTGGCCATGTAGTTGCCGCTATCGATCGGCGCATGGATGGTGATCTCGTCCACCAGCTCAATGACGATGCTGCGCTGCATCCCCACCAGGTCTTCTTCGATCTGGTCCGCGAACAGCACGGGCGACAGCGACCAGCCGGCCATCACGACCTCCTGAGCTGCAGGCGGTATGTGGCCGATGCTGGGTCAGCCTTCGCCGTCTTGACTTCGTAGGTTAGCTGCTGCGCACGGTCCATCAGATCAGGCGCCGTTACCTTGTGACCAACATCAGGCACATCGGTTATCTCATTGGCGAGTACCGTGAGGCGGAGATCGCCGACCAAGATGTTGATGTTATCGATCCGCCGATCTTCGTAGCGAGACAGCACGCCACGGCCCATATACGTCACTGGCTGCGCCGTGCTGACCTCCTCGACCGGATCCCAGTCGCCAGGCCCCATGTACTCACCCGTGAATTCCACTACCGCATCAGCCAAATCTGTGTCGAAAGCCTCGGCCAGGTCGGCTTGAAGTTCATCGCGCAGTCCCATATCAGCCCCTCACGATCTTGGTTTGGCCGCTGCTGTTCAGGTAATGCGCCAGTAGCGCCAGGGCGAACGACTCGCCAGAGCTGATGGTGCGCGAGGATTCCGAGTAGGTTTTGCTGCTGGATACACCGTCAGCGTTGACCGACTTGGCCAGCACACCGGTTTCCTTCCTGCCGTAGATGTTGCCAGCCGCAGCCTCTCGGGCGATCTCGGCGCCGGCTTGAATCACGTCATCCGGCACCGGATCGAACTCAGGCAGGCCGAGATTGGTAAGCCAGGTGTTGGCCATCAGCACCGCCCGGGCCTTCTGGTCGTCGGGCGCCCAGGTCGGCCCAAGCAGGGCGTCTACCTGCTCGACGGTGATGTAGGTGGTCATTACTCGGCCTCGTCCAGCAGCTTAGCCAGATCGCCACGCTCTGCTTCAGGATTGAAGGCGATGCTCTTCTCGGTCAGCTTGGCCTTGATGTCATCAATGCGCAGGCCGTGCGAAGGCTTCTTGACCGCCACTTTCACCATCTCACGGACGCGAGCCTCATCTTCTTGAGTGAACACATCGCCGAAGTGGCTGCGCATTCCGCCTACAACGTAGTCAGGGTCGGTTTGATCGCCCGGCAGAGCCGCCAGAGCAGCGTCGAGCGCTTCCCGGCTGCGCGGATCATCGACCCCCTTCATCGCTGCCTTGTAAGCGTCAGGCGCGAATTGGATGTCGATGATCTTATAGCCCTTTTCGCGCAGTTCCTTCTTGCGCTCTGGGGTAACCGGATGCTTTTCGTACGCGATTTTCTCAGCCATGACGGCCTCCTGTGATGGCGCCCCGCGGGCGCCTATGGCTTAGGCAGCTTCGCCGATGGTCAGCACGCCGGCCGAAGCCTTGATGCTGTTCGCGACCAGATCCCAGTTGGTACCGGTGGCCAGCTCGGCGTTGGTCGGGGACTTGCCGCCGTTGGTGGTGTCCCAGGTGTAGCCCTTGAGGCCCAGGCCGAAGGTGTAGTCGGCCTGCATGGTGGTCTCGATACGCTCCTTGCCGTTGGAGGTCTCGATGTTGGTGATCAGGTCAGAACCATCCATCACCACCCCTGCGCCATCGGCCAGGCTCAGCACTTTCTGCTTGTCTGGGGTGCCAGCCTGGAATAGCGCAGGGGAATCGGTGACGATCACTGCCTTGCCCAGGATGTCCACAATGTTCACGCTGTTCGAGGTGAACAGGCGCTCGGCGTTGGCCAGGTTCTGGCCGATCAGATCGTGATACATGGCACCACTCATGACCTGGGCGATCAGGCGCTGCGAGGCGTCACCGAACAAGGCGTGAGCGTTGTTGATCGCGCCATAGGTGATGCCAGCGGTCGCGGACACGTCGTTGGTCGCGCCAGGCTGGTTGCCGATAGCAGCCACGAGGGCAGCAATAGCGGTATTCAGCTGGTCGGCCATGATCGACTCGGACAGGTTGCGGCTGATGACTTCCAGCGCTTCTTCCGGGTTCTTCTGCACCCAGGACAGCTGCGACGGCTCCCAGATGATCGGGCCGAAGCCGCCGGCGATCTTCACGGAGTCGTACTGCTTCTGGGACAGCGGGGTCGAGGCCTGCGCGCCGTTGGCGGCATAGCGGTCGACACGGCGCTGGGCGCCATGCAGGCCAGCCCAGAACGACTCTTGCAGGAAGTCGCCGTCGATGCCCTGGGTGGTGAGGCGGATCGCGCCACGGGACGAGGCATTGAACTTCTCAATGTCCTGAGCCAGCGTCTCGATGGTGGTGCGCTTGAGGTATTCGTTGAACACCTTCATGTTCGAAAGAGACATATCGTTTCCTTATGCGTCTGCGGTCATGGCCTTGATGGCTTCCAGGCGCGATGCCTTGTCGCCGCCAAGGTTTCCCTTGGCTGGGGGCTTGTGACCATTGTTCGGATTTGCGCCGGTGCCTTGGGCGCCGGAGCCTTTTAGGATGTGATCGCGGTGCGGGTACTGCGAGACGAGGGTTTCAAGCGCTTCGTTGAAGTCGGCCAGCTCGCCAGGCCGGGAGCGGCTGAAGATCTTCTGACCTTGGGTGTCGTAGGCGACGACCTTGCCTTCTTCGATCTTGAAGCTGTTGCCGAAGGTGGCCTGCACCATGTCAGCCGGAACAGCCATCTTCTCGGCGATGTACTGCGAGCGGGCGAAGCTGCCGCCAATCTTCTCGGCGTACAGTTGCTGCTCGAAGGTCTGCGCCTTGCCGTTGGCTTCGTCTAGCTGGGCTTGGAAGGCCTTGCTGATCTCGCCCTTCACCTTCTCGATCTCGCCGGCATCCACCAGCTTCTTGGCGTCGAGGTTGGCGACGGTTTCCAGGGCCTTGCGCGCGGCGCCAGCGTCCTCGATGCCTTCGAAGGCCTTGGCGACCTTTTCGAAATTATCGGCACGCTCGCGGTGCGACTTGGCCTCGGCGTTCAGCCGGGTGATGGTGTTACGGGTGCCTGCTGCGTCGAAGGCGACTTCTTTGCCGTCGTCTTCCACGTAGACCGGTTTCCCGTCGTCGATCACCGCATACTGCTTGCCATCCACTTCAACAGTCTTGAGTTTCATGTCGTCTCTCTGGGCCATCCGGCCGTTGTCGGGTCATCCGACCCAGTTGCGCCCCGTCCATCCGAACCGCAGGCATTAAAAAGCCCCGCACTTGGCGAGGCCTTGGAAACAGTTCAGTGTGGAAATGCAGTGCTAGGCAATCTTCGGTATTGAAGGGTCCAGCGGTATGGAAAAATCACGGACACTACCGGATATCGTTATATGAAGGCCTTCGTTTTGACCAGCGCAATTCTCTTGAACGTATCGCTTTACGTTTGACAACGTATGACGATCAAATTGGAGTGTTAGACCTTTACCTGGCCCTATCACCGCCGGGAAGGATTCCTGTCCTGGCGGTATCCATAGAGCGCTTGTGGCGTTATCAGAGCTGATGAATACCTGATTAACCTCAACAGGCACTACACCAGGGTTAGTAATCTTCAAAGCGAAAGTCTGCACCGGAGGCTTCACGGAGAAGTCGACCATCCCAGTTGCACGCATTTTGAGTCTCGGAATCAGATCTTGGCGTTGCTTCCAGCCGAAATAAACGGTGGCCCAAACTGCCGCCAGCGATCCCAGCCCTGCTACCCAATCAGCGGCGCTTCCCCAGTCGGGCACAAACTTGACTGTGGCCTCCGGGTTTTGGTTTATGCCTGCCGTAAGGCCTAACAAAGCCGAGGCGACGTTTGTCGACGCCAATATGACTACAAATACGACCCACTTCATGAGCTAATCCCTATGCTGAAGAAGGAGCCATTGTAGCTACCGGGCTAGCCTTTGGGTTAGCTCATCAAGGGTGATCAACACCCCCTTGTCGTTGGAGAAGTCTTTGAGCTTGAGCTTGCCTTGGCGCATCAGCTTGCCGCGCTCAGGCCCGAGTATCTGATCCTGCCGAGCTGCTGGCTGACGCTCCAGCCATTCCCCGAATGTCGTTTGCTGGGGAGACTGGCCGTCCATCAAGGTCATGACTTCGGCGTCAGTGATGCCAAGCTCCTTCGCGCTCTTCAGCACTGGCCACTTGGATGACCGGCAGCAGAAGTGCAGCCTGCCGGGGCCGGCAAGCCAGGGGATCTTGTGGCCGATCGGTTTGTACGTGCCCAGCGTATAGGGAAGCCGGTCGCGGATACGGCACATCACCGTCGTACGGCTATCCAGGATGCTGATCCATTCGACATGGCTGATGAGGACGGCGCTGGCCTCGAATGATTTGTCGCTGGCCACTGCTGCCGCGCTAGACACTGCCGACCGCACCACCGACTCCACTTCGCGGCGCGACTTCTGAAGAACGCCATCGGCATACCTCTGTGCCTTCGTGCCCATGATCGTTCGGACGATCTCGGCAGTGGGCTTGCCATCCACTATCCCGGACCGCACAGCATCACGGATCGAGGCTGCCCGCCCCGATTCGACCCCAGCCAGCCACTCGCTGATCAGCCTCCCTTGAAACGGCATCGCCCTTGCGGCTGCCTGGATCTGGGCGAAATCGGCCGGCTTGACCGGGAACTGATCCTGCACCAGGGCGGGAAGCGCAGCCTGGAGCGCGCTGTGAACGAACGACAGCTCGTATCGAATCAGGTCATCGGTCGACTGAGTCAGGGCCTGGCGGACTCGGACGAAGACAGCCCGGTTGATCCCCAGCACGCCAGCCAAGGCGAGCGCTACAGATGACTCGGACAGGTCCGGTCCGATTCCGTCGATCTCCTCGATCAGCGCGGCCCGCAACTCGGGATCCTGCCTGTTCAGGATCTTGATTATTTCCACAACCTGAGCATTGCTCAGATGCGTCAGGTCGACCTCGTGCCCAATCAGCTCATCAAGCAGTTGCTCGTTTGCAGTCTTCATCGCAGGGTACCGAGCGCAGGCCCTTGCTCAGCAATTCGGACCTTTTCGTCTTCCCAGTTGTATTCGTCGCTGATCACCCCGCGGCGCTGCATCTCGGTGAACAGGGTCTCGTTCGAGATCTGTCCAGAGTTGGCCATGGATACCAGGGTCGGCAGGGAGACTTCAGGCATGTAGTCAACATCGAAGTTGCCGCGCATCTCGACCGTGCCGCCGTCGCCAATGGCCCGGTAGTCGGCCATGAAGTCGAGCAGCTGCCCGAGGCAGTCACCGAACTGGTGCGCCATGCGGGCCAGCGGGGATAGCTCCTGCGCAGCCTCTTCCTCGGCCTGGGTCGCGGTCTTCGTCGCGGCCTTGTCCGGAGTGAGCAGCTTTGCGCCGGCCATCCGCATCTCGTCGAGCAGGTCGACCAGCGCAGTGCGGCCAGCACCCACAGCGGCGCCGGTGTGCTCCACGTACTTCATGTCGCCATCTTTGGGCAGATCCGTCAGCGAGCCGGTGCCAACCTTGAATTCAGGTGGCATCAGCTTGCCCTGGTTGTCGTACTGCGCCTGGAGGCCGATACGAACCAGAATCGGCACGCGAATGACGTGCAGGATGTTGTCCTGGTCGCTCTGGCTCTGCCAATGCTTGACGTTCAGGTGGGCCAGTTCCAGCAGTGGCGGCTTAGCGGTCATGAAGCCGGTGCGGCCGGTGTAGAACGTCACCCACGGGATATAGGTCAGGCTTGTGACGCCTTCGTCATATACTGCCCACTGCGCATCCTTGCTGGAAGCGCGGTAGGTTCGCCACAGGCCCGGCTCAAGGACTCGGATCTGCAGCACGACCTCTACGCCGAACTCTCCATCCTCCTCCTCAACCGCCTCGATGTAGCGAATATGGGTCAGGATGCCGGCTTTCACCTTCCAGCCCAGCACCTGCTCGCCCTTGACCATGACCGCGTATGGACGAACGCCAGCGGCACGTTCTTCTGCCTTGGTGCGCCCTGCCTCGGTGGCTGGGTGATCAACGAAAGCATGGCACAGGCCATGGCTCAGGCCGTTACGGAAGAACTCAACGGCCCAGTTGTTCAGATCGTCGCCGGCCAGGTCGATGTCCTGCGCCATCTCGGCAATCTCTTCCGGCACGTCATCGCCCAGTTGCAGCGGCTCGGCAAAGACGCGGGAGGTCATGTTGCTGACCGTTTCGGAGTACGCAGGCAGCAGTGTGGACTGACCCAGGCGAGCCTTGTAAACGTCATCATCCTCGGCCGGATACTTCGGCAGCAGCGCCGGACCAGCAGCACGCATCGCCAGCGTCCCGCCCATGAGCGGCGAAATCACCGCCCAGTATCGGCGCATCTCGTCGACAGCTGGCAGGGTGAAGCTCGGGTTATCGCTCATGCTTACATTCTCAGGGACTGGGTCATGATGACCGGTCGTTCAATTGGGTAGTCGTGGTGGATGAAGTAGCCGCCGGCATCGTTCGCGTGGTCGACGCCGGACTTCTTGTCAGGCTCGCCATTGGGTGCCCATACCTGCTGCTCCAGGCCGTCCGCATAGGTCGGGCAGCGCAGCGGGTTGACCAGGTAGCGGCGTTCGCCATTCGCGTTGCAGAACATGGCGTTCATGGCGTTGATGCGGTCTTTCACCGGCGGGTTGGCATCAGGAGCGATCACGCTGAAGCCGGCCTGGCGCAGGATGGCGATGTCCGTCTCGCTGGCGTTCACCGACTTGCGCGATCCTCCCGAGGCATCGGGATAGATCCTGATCTCGCAGGTCTTCTCGTAGTCCCTGCCGTTGTGCCGCCAGTAGCGCTCCTTGATGCGCCGGATCATGTCCGGGGTATCGAAGCCGTCGATCAGCTCATCCACGGCCCTGGGCCTTCCGTCAGGCCGTTTGACATGGACGATCGCCGCCATCTTGCCGACGTTGAAGTCCATGCCGATGAACAGGGGCTCTCCAGGCTCTACTGTGTCGAAGCAGGAATTCAGCTTCCGGTCGTAGGCATGGTAGATCGACCCGGAGTTCAGGTTGACGAACTGGCCGTTTAGGTAGGCCAGGATCAGCTGGGCTGGATACGACTCCATCAGCGACGGGATGTAGTCGGGCGGCAGGTTCAGCTCGTTGTCGAACGTGCTGGCCTGCACCAGGCCGTACATGCCCTGCATCGCTGGCTTCTCGCGCAGCTGCTTCACGAACTGCTGGTAGACGAACTTGAACCCCTCGGGGGTCGTGGTCACGTCTACGCCGTTCTTCAGCCCGGGCACGTTGTAACGCATCCGGGCAATAATCTTGCGCCAGGCGTGCTCAGCCTTCAGCGCGGGCAAAACGTCGAGTTCATCGACCAGGGCGTGCCCGATCTTGAAACCCACGATGGTCTGTGGCTTCTCCATCGAGCGGCAGATGGTCGTGCTGCGGTACTGACCGCCGCTGTAGAACTCGACCTCCTTGTCGCTCTCCTTCGTCTTGACCTTTAGGCCCCAGTCGAAGGCGACCTCCTCGATGGTCGGGAAGAAGATGTCGCGGATCTGCGGGTAGGTCGGCGCGAAGTAGCCGGAGTCGATCCGGGGCCACTCCCACACGTGCTTGCACAGCGCCGCGCAGCCTACCCAGGTCTTTCCCGAGCCGAACCCGGCCACGAAGCCGCGGAACTTGTTCTCCATGCGGAGGAAGTTGGCCTGGGGCACGTTAAGTGACGGCATCAGGCTTCCTCGCATCCACCACGTCGACCTGCACCCGGGTGGGCGGCACGTTGTCGTGTGGATTCTCGTTCTTGGTCTGGCGGTTCACGTAGATGTCGCCGACCTCTTTGGCCGCCTGCTCGTACAGTTGCGCGGTCAGCGCCAGGTTTCGCATGCTCTCGGCCTTCTCGGCCATTCGCCCAAGCCCGCGCAGACGGAACGCCCGGTTAGCGATTGGGATGTCTGCGGTCTCTTCACGAAAGCGCTTTCGGCATTCGTGGAAAAGGTCAGCCCACTTTTGGGCTAGGCCTCTGCCTGCATACTTAGTGGGGTCATGCGACTCGCACTGCTGGCGACTCACCTCGACCCCGAATTCCTTCTTGACGGCCTCCACCACCTGGCTGGGTGAATCGAAGCAGGCCAGAGCCTGAACAATGAAGGCTTTGACCTCGCTTCGTAGTGCTGCCATGGGTTTGTCATCCGTCAAAACCTGTCAAAAATCAGGCCGACTTGAGTAGGCAGGTTCCGCAGGCCCTCGAAATGTTGATCTTGGCCACCTCAGGCGGCCGGATTGCAGCGTCGATCAGCTGCTGTACGTCATGCCCGGCACCGTAGCGCCTCACCACACCGACGAACTCCTCCACATCGTGTCCACGCAGCGTCAGGCTGGGCATCCCGTCCTGGGTGAACTTGGGCGCGCCGTACTGATCGAGCTTCTGGGCAATGTGGTACAGCTCATGTTCGATGAGGGCGCAGAACTCGGTGTCGGAGCACTGAGAGCAGTAATCGGCAGCCAGGGTGATGACAAAGCCCGGCACCTCGCCGAACCAGTCGATCATCTGCTGCTCTTGCCGAGCCTTCTGCCATCCGCCAGCTCGGAACATCACCGCCTCTGCCTGCCCTACCACGGTTCGCCCTTGCTTCTCAAAGCAGGCTGAGGCCCACAGGAAGCGCAGCGGCGCGTCGATCAGGTGTGCATGGTCAGGGTTGTGCAGCTCGCCACCCTCGCTGAGGATCGCAGCCTGTACCCATTCGCCCACCTCGGGCGCTGGCTGAAGCCTGGTACCGAGCATCGACAGCTCGGTCAGCTCAAGGAGGTCAGATGGAGGAACTGGCCGCGCCATGCTGATCCACCCTCAATGTCCTGACCCTGCCGCCAGTGCTGGTATCGCGCCTTGCAGCCATCTCGACGGCCTTCTCGGCAGATGCACCCATATCCATCGCAGCGAATGCGTATGGCGTGCCGCTACCGATGGCGTACGGACGATCAGGCTTGATTGGCGACTTCCACAGACCGGTGTCGTCATCCACCGCCACCATCATCAGCTTGCCGGCATCCACGACGATTGCAGATGCGTCGACCTTCCCGGATGGCGCAGTGCCGAAGTAGGCCCCGACCAATGCGTCATAGTCACAAAGGGCGCCCGACATGAAGAACTTCACGCCGTCGCGCTCAATGCACTTGTCGCAGTCGTCATCGGTGATCAGGTCGCCTCGGGTGACACGTGAGTCGTAGGCGATCACGCCATCCTTGTACGCGATGGTGGTCATTCAGGGTGAACCTCGATATTGATGCCGCGTCCCACCCAGTAACTGAAGCGCTCAGGGCATGGCTCTCGGCCAGTCAGCCTGGCCATGACGAGGACGCCGGCCAGGTAGTACTTGAGCCACCACTTATGGCAGCAAGCGATGCGCACGGTGACCGATGCCATCTTCCTGCCCTCAGCTGAACGGGTCAGCCGGCTTGGCGATCGAGCGCACAAACCACATGAAGCCCTGCTGCAGGTTGGTCTTGGCCAAGGCCAGGGTGCGCTGATCCACGCCTTCGATCTGGCTGATCTGCTTGAACAGTTCGCCGGCGTCGGCCTCCAGGGCTTTGATCGAGTTCATGCCGTCGATCTCGCTCTGGGTGAGGTCGCGGTAGCCGGTGATCTTCTTGTGCTGGTTGTCCATGGTGAGTCCTCTGGTGGTCGCGCCACGAAACGGCGCATCTCGATTTTGTGGCGCGCTACCCCGGCTGAAACACATGGCCGCGCCGGGCGACCGCATACAGGACAATGCCCAGCTTGAGGATCACGCCGTACAGGGTGGGCACATGGCCGCTCATGGCCAGGACGAACGAGCCGAACGCGCCAATGGCCGCCAGGTAGAACGCGACAGCCAGCAGCGGGCTATCCATTGGCCTGATCCGGCGAAGGTAGTCGCACGCAGCGATCACCACCAGCACGCTCAGGAATGCATTTGCGCCGATCAGGACTTGAATCAGGGTTGAGCTCATCAGGTAGCCCCCTTGGCTCCGAACTGACTCACCACCGACTTCAGGACTGGGATGATGTTCATTGCCAGTAGCCCTATCAGAAAGGCCACGCCGTATTGGGTTTCTCCGCCTGCCTCAAGCTTGAAGTAAGTGATGGCGAGCGGGGTGCAAAAGATCGCTGAGGCGAAGCCGGTGAAGAAGGCCGCGACTGCCTGACCTCGGGTGAGACCCCGCAGGAAGGTCAGCGAGAGGATCGCTCCTGCGAAGCCGCCAATGATCACGCCGTACTTCACCAGCAGGACGCCGGCAGTCGTGCTTGCTGGTTCGGCCATGAGTGGTTCCTAAAAAATGACCCGATTTAGACCCTTATTAGGGCGCGGGCAAGTAAAAACGGTACACAGAGAGTCAGTTACATGGCTAACAGGCTCTATGCCAGGCATCGGCCGGTATGATTACCTAGGCACAAAAAAGCCCGCACAGGGCGGGCAAAGAAGGATCGTGCTTTTTTAAATCTGGCGGCTGTAGAACAGCGAGTACGACTCGATACCGTCGTTGGGCTGCTTAATGCCAGCGTTGGAGTAGTGAATCGCTCGGATGCCAACCTTCTGCGTCTCGCCGATCTTCAAGCCCGCACCGATGCGGTCTTCAAAGTTGAAGGCCGAACCAAAGTCTTGGTCGCCTGCGGACGTACCAGAGAAGACCGCCAGGCCGATGCCAGCCTCAACGAATGGCTTCACGTTACCGCTGCCGAACTCGTAAACGAAAACTGGCGCAAAGGACAGCGAGTGAGCGCCACCGGAAGCATCTCCTGCTTCCCAATAGGTATACCCAGCATCCCAGTAACCGGTTAGACGGCCAGTACTGGATTCAAACCAGCTTTTGCCCCAGTTAAAGCCAACGCCTGCGCGCGCCGTAATGCCGCCTTGACTTGTCGCACCCAGCGCCCCGGAAAGCTCAGCTGCTCCGGCAGACGCAGCGACAAGGGACAGTGCTGCAGCAGCTAGAACGGTTTTCATAATCACGGTCTTCCATGTTTGTTTAGTCAGCAACCTATCAGAATCATAGCGCCATCAAAACGTTCCGTGCTCCACAAAAAAATCTGACCTCGCCAGAGGGTGGCGTCGGGCCTCTTGAGGGCCTCATTGGGCAATAAAACCCGGCTTTTGGGGCCGGGTTCAGGATGTTTTCGCCAGAGGCGAAATTATGACGATGGCGAAATAGTGCCAAAACACTCCTCAAACTGTCAAGCGGCTATTTCCTGTGCCTCGTCATTGCGCTCACGGAGCCTTTCCACCACCCGGGCAACAGGCTTGAGCGCCTGCTTGTCGAGCTTATCGACCTGGGCGCAGAGCGCATCCCACACCCCCTGCCAGTCCCTGGTCCAGTTCTGTGGGTTCATCTTCTCGCCCGTGCGATCCTCGACGAACATGCACACCGCCCCCGGGCCCATCGCCTCGCCGCCGTGAACGAGGATTTTGTGCGATTGGAGCGCAGCCATGGCCATCCAGTAGGCTCGCTGCTTCTTGCGGTCAGTTAGCGCTTCTAGGCCGCTTCCGAGCCATACCAGGCCATGGGAAATGCTCAGGTCGTTACCGCTGGCGACTGGCGAGTACAGGAAGTTCCCCAGGTGGCGCAGCGACTTCGGCAGGGAGTCTATCGCTTGAATCACCAGGCCGGCGGTCAGCATGTGCGCGCAGCGGTCGTTGGTGAGGCGTCGACCCGGGCGGGTCTCCTGCACCCCCTTCTTGCGCACCTCGTACACCTTGCACACCTCCTGGCCGTCGTGATCTTCCAGCATGACCATGATCTTCACATCCGAGGCCCCTCCCTTCTTGCCCAAGGCGGCCTGTTCAGCGGCAACTGCCAGGGCGGATGCGCGGTTCTCGTGCAGTGCGTCGTGCCAAACTTGGCGAGCGCTGATTACTTTCATGGCTTTTCCCCCTGGATTCGATTGTTTTTCTTGAGCAGAAATTCTTCGTAGCTGAGCTTGCGGCGGACAGATCCCGCCCACGACAGCGCCAGGCCGCTCACCACCATGAGTACGGCCAAAATCAGAAAACCCCATGCTGGTGTCATGCTGCTTGCTCCTGTGGCTGGATACGGACGCGCACGGCGCCGCCCTTGGTCGTTTCCTTGCTCACCCTGATCTGGGTAGCGAACACGTTGTCGTCGATGCCCAGGGCATCTGCCAGGCCGTCACGGCCCGCTTTGAACATCGCCAGCAGGTTGTCGTCGTCGCGCCGGCGGCGATCGGGCGGCACGAACTCGAGCATGAGCAGCGCCTCACCTTCTGGCGCGGTGACGCCGGCCTGCTTCGCCAGCAGGTGGCAGGCTGCCCGGTAGGACTTGGCCGCCTTGCTCTTCTCTCTCCAGTGCACCCGGGCGTTCGGGCTGCATGCGGCCGGTGGCCACGGTAGTGTCAGCTCCATCAGGCCGCTCCTTTCACAGTCAGAATTCCAGCCCGAATAAGGGCCTCATGCGTCTCAGCGATCGCCCGGGGCATATCGGACCAGTCCACCTCGCCCTTGCCGCGACCATCCAGCACGTCGTGGCAGGCGCTGCAAGCGTATACCGCCACGGTGTCGAAGCCCTTCATGCCCATGCCCTTTTGCCCGCAAGGCAGGTGGGCCAGCACGGTTGTCTCGGGGTTGAAGTTGCAGATGCCTATCAACCTGACCGTGCAGTCCTGGCCGCGGGCGCTCTCGCGCACCTTCTTGCTAACGACCTTCATGCGTAGCTCCCCATCATGTCGGCAGCAGCCAGCGCAGCAGCCTCGGTTTCGAAGTGCGCCGACAGCACCAGACGCCAGCAGGCGTTGAACACGTCTCGGTACAGCGGCTCGAAGGCTGTGTCATCCATGTTTGCCCAGCTGATGGACTTGGCTTCCCTGCGCACGCCATCTGGCGTCTGCACCAGGTGGAAGTGGCCAGCCTCGATGGTTACCCACTCGCGGAAGGCCTCGCGGCTCTTGTCCACCACCGGGAAGCGGTCGGCCCGGTCGGCCTCCAGCTTGGCGATGTAGGCCGCCACGGCGTTTTGCAACTGCCCTGGGCGCTCGTTCAGGTCTTCGAAGTACCTGGCCAGGCCACGGATACCGCGCAGCTCCTGACGAGGCACCAGGCCTCCAGCCGGCTCCCAGTACTCCCACGCCAGATCCAGCATCGAGAAGAACTTGCGGTGGAACTTGGCGTTGCGCATCTTGGTGAACTTGCCGTGGATGACCTGGCCAGCCTTCCAGTGCAGGATGGTTTCGCGGTCGGCGTCGGTGGCCGGGACCAGGCCCTGTGGCGTGCGGATCAGTGCGAGCTCAGCCATGGCTCGCCTCCTTGGCCATGGCCGCCGCATGCAGCTTCGCTACGCATCCAGCAAGGTCGTGCTTCTCTTGGAAGTACTCACTTGCATAAGCGCCCCAGGTAGCCACTTCCTCGGATGCTTCCAGCAGCGCCTTGCGCAGACCATCGTTCTCAGCCCTGAGCTGGTCATAGGCTTCTGCCATTACCACCTCGGGTCCGTGTGGGTCGTAGCTGATCCGGTTGCCGCCCTCGGAAAGCATCTTGATGACTTTGTAGCGATGGACTTCGGTCATGGCGCCACCTTCAGGCCGGCTTTCTCCAGCGCATGGACGGTGTAAGCAGGAGTCTTCAAGCACATGGGGTCGGTAACCTTGCTAGCCTTTTCGGAATCGAACACGGTCCGGCCGCCGCCACAGGCCGCGTAGTCGGCGACCCAGTGCGACGGTGCCCCCAGTTCCACCACCACGGCCTCGCGAGAGGCCTGCCAGAACAGCCAGTAGCACTGAGCGGCATAGTTCAGGTACTCGCCATCCTCGCCCTTGGCCAGATGACCGGGGAACAGCCCACCCTCAGAGCTGAGCGCAAACTTCTCGAACTGCTCGCGCACGCTGTCGCGCATCTTGTTGGTGTCCATCAGTGCTTCTCCCCGCGAATTTCGTCGAGTGCCGCCTGCATGCGGCTGTGAATGGCGTCGTAGTCCTTGACCGACTCTGGCGACAGGAAGCCTGCACCAACCGGCTCAACGAGATCCCAGAGGCGTCCGTAGAGACGGCAGAATGAGTCGCATGCACTCATCAGCTTGTCGATTTGCTCTTGGGTAGCCATCACACCCCCTCCCCGGCCGGCTGCCCGGCGCGCTTGATGTTCAACTGAGCAATGGCGACGCGTGTCTGCCGCTTGCGTAGGTAGGTGTCGACCCGGCGGCGCTGGGATTCCTTGGCGCGCTCGCGGTCTTTCTTGGCTTTCGAGGCGGTCAGGATGCAGCGCACCTCCGCCAGCTTTTCGCGGACCTTGGGGCTGACCTTGGCCCGCACTTCACCGGTGAGCAGGCCGGCAATCGCCTGGCCGTCTTCGGTGATTGGCGCGATGCGCAGGTCGGCCAGGTACTTGGCGCCTGTCTCGTGGGTGATGAGCTGGGCGCGGACAGCGGATTCAATGGCCACCACCCGGCGCCCAGCGTCGTAGCCCAGCGACACTTCCCACTTGGCTGGCTGGTCCTCGGCACGGGCGAAGCTGACCAGTCGCTCGTAGGCGCTCATGAACGCCATGCGGGCGCCAACCTTGTCGCCAGCCTCGAGGATTGGCTCGGACGCGATCATGGCCTGGCGTATTTCAGTGGTGAGCACCACGGTCTCGTGCTCGTCACTGGCCGCCAGCGCGATCGACCACGCCTCATCCTTGCCGGGGCGAGAGTCAGCCGCGTGGATGTGCTTGAGGACCATGCCGAGCGAAAGGCGTCCAGCAGGCTCTCTGCGGCACGCACGCAGTGCACCAATAATCACGCCAGGCTCATAGGCCGAAAGGTCCTCAGCGATGAGCTGAGCGCCTCCAGCGCTGATTGCCTGACCCATTGCCTCAGCAGTGGCGCAGATGGCCACGGCCAGTTCGGCTTGTTGGTCAGAGGAAAGCATTGCGCTTACCCCCCTGGCCGTTACGGATCGCGTCAGCCGCTTCCTGCGCCGCGTTCATGTTCGCCTGGGTCTGCTCCTGCTGGCGGGCAGTGGTGGCGTTCATCTGGCGGTTGGTCACCCACTGGGTGTGGTAGGCCTCGGCCTTGGCCAGCAGGTCGCCCAGGTTGTGGCAGCCGTTGATCAGCTTGGCGTCGTTGATCCGCAGGTAGAACGCAGCTACGTGGTGGGCAACCTCAATCCCGAGACGATCAATCAGCTGGCCCATCTGCCCACCGGCCTTCGCATTCCATACCGGCCAGGTGTGGTAGCGCTTGCGGTAGGCCATCGCGTAGTTGGCCCAGGCCTTGAAGGTTTTGCAGGACTGGTCCTTTGGTCCTGGCATGTCGGCTGGGATTTCGCAGCGTGGCTCTTCGCCCCCTACAGGGATCAGTGCAACCACTTTTCCGGCAGGCTGGTTCGGCTCGTCCGAACCTTCCTGCGAACACTGACTTGTACCCTGATTGGTATCCTGATTATTGGTATCCTGATTTGTCGGATTTTTTTCCGACCTTGGCTCGGATTTTTTTCCGACCATGCTCGGATTTTTTTCCGAGGTAGATCGGATTTTTTTCCGACCTTTGGTGCCAGTTGGTGGGGTCGGATATTTTTCCGACCCATCAAGTTTCTGGTTCCACTCGGTGGCCTTCTCCGTCAGGCGGAACAGGGTGATGCTGGAGGTGCTGGAAAGCTCGATCAGGCCGACCTCTTCCAGGGCTTTCAGCATGCGGTAGGCGGTGTCAGGCTTGCCTGTAAGCAGCGGAAGCTCGTCGGTGATCTTGGCCTTGCTCAGGGCGAAGTAGATCCCGTCCGGCGTCTGCATAGGCTTAGCCCAGCTCGGGCAGCCGTAGACGAACGAGAACAGAAGCGCCTGCTGGGAGTTGAGCCCCCATTCCAAGGCCTTCACCTGGTTGATGGTGAGGGTGAACTGCATATCAAATACCCCCTTGGGCTTTTTCGCTGCGGCGCTTGTCGCGGTAGGCATAAACCTCTTCTAGGCCTTCCTCGATCTTCACGACCTCGCGGTCGAAGTAGGCCTGAGCCTGAATTTCTTCATCAGGAGGAAGCTCACCAGGGCCTTCAAGACCGTTCCAGATCCACTGCATGCCAGCGTCAGCGCCATGGCCGCGCTGCCACTCAATCACTGCGCCGCGCATGCCCAGCAGGGTTCGCCCGAACATCAGGTCCATTTCCTTTACTGTCATGCGCAGGTCTTGGTTCTCGGTCTTGAGCCTCCCTACCTCGGCCAGGAGGGCCCGTACGTCTCGCTCATGAAAAGCTGGCTCAAGCGATTCCCCGCCCCTTCTCATGCGGTCAATCAGTTCGAGTCTCTCCTGTACTTTTGCGGTGCTCATGCTGCCTCCAGAGGCAGGCGCTGCCCACGAATGCGCACAAGCTCATCAAGGTTCCAGTAGGCTGCTTCCATCGACACGCCAAGCGCGTTGTAGCCGCACCATTCGCAGTGCCAGAGGCCGCCCCGAGGACGCATTCTTGGCTTCATGCTGCACCCCGCACGGCCTTATCGTGGGTATGCAGACCGTCCCAGTTCTTCTTCATGGGCAGCTCGCCGGCCAGGTACAGCTCGTACAGGCGCACGGCGCCCTTGCGCAGCAGGATCGGCGTGAAGCTGATGAATGGCTCCCGGCCGTGCGGGGCGATCTCCTGCTGATGCTCGGTCATGTACTTGTCGCGGGCGTACGAGCCTACGCGCCAGCGGGTGCCGGACTTGCTCTCGTTGTAGAGCCAGTTTCGGCCTTCAAGGTGGTGACCGATCTGCATGACGTTGACCCCATTGAGGCCCTTGCAGAATTGGGTCGGGCTCATGCCCTCCTTGAACAGGTTCTCCAGGTGGTCGATCTTCTTGGCCTGGGCCTGGACTTCGACGGTCAGCAGCAAGCGCGCGTGTTCGGCAGCCTGCTTTTGCTCAACCTGGTCTGCCCAGGCGCGCGCGGCGGCGGCCGGGTTGGTGAAGTCGGGCAGCGTAGCCACCACCTGCCCCTCCAGCTCCTGCCAGCGATCGACCAGCGCCGCGGTAAATTCCGGGCACAACTGAGCAACAACGACGAAGCTGTCGCGCTTGTTGACCAGATAAACCTCGACAGGCCGGGATCCCGGGCCTTGGTGAGAGGTTTCCACCGACGGTGAAAAGCTCACGACGGCCTTTTCTTGAAGCCGTTCCATGGCTCGCTTCACGCTGTCATGCCGGGAGCCGACCAGATCGGCGATCTCCCGGGATGACATGCGCGCCACAGAATCGCGCTTGTCGTTTTGTGGCGCGAGCCTTGATAGGGCCTGTACACTGGTGGTCTGCATATGCATAATTCACCTCAGATGTTTTGTGTTTTGCAGAGAGCCGGGCCGCAATCCCGGCTTTTTTGTCTCTGCGATTTGGCGTCCCTTATGAGGGACTGGCGTCCGGGTCCCTAATTAGGGATCGGACGGTTACCTCGGCGCCGCGAACGGCACCACGTTGTTGCTCTTGGGCTTGCCCCTCATCGAGAGGAAGCGGGTGGCCATGCCGACGATCTGCGATGCAAGTTCGTCGGGGGTAAGGCCGGCCTCCTCCGCCCAGGCTTCCAGCTCCCGGAAGTCTGATCGGCGGAACTGCTCGACCTTCACGTCGTGCTGTACTGCTTCGTTTGCAGGCGACATTCGTCCTCCCCTGGACCCATTCAGGCCCTGGCCTTCTTCTCGTTGATCAGCGGCAAGTGGCCGTGCTCTTTCTTGAACGCCAGCGCGGCCAGGATGATTTCCCGGGCCAGCACGCTGTGCTGCGCCTTGAGCTCCAAGGCAAAGTCCTTGAGCTCGTTGAAGTCCTCGTCATCCAAGCGGACCTTGACCTGGTGGTCGTGGCGGTGGGCTTTGTCGTCGTAGGCCATCGGGTGATCCCCTGCGCGCTGGGTAAGTCGTTCGGGCTTATCAGTTACGTGTTAGGGCCGGTTCAGGCCCTGCGATGGAACGGTGTTACGGTTCCCCGCGGATTTCGGGGCTTCGTTCGGTTGGCCAGCTCTTTCCGAATCAGCTCAGCTGCGAGCGCATCAGGGCTTACACCCCTTCGTTCTGCCTCTCGCACCAGCTGCTCCATCAATCCCTGGTCCAATCCGATTTCTTCAATCGGCATGGGGCCTCCTACGGGCCTTCAGGCCACGTTCTGATCGCCGGTATTCTCCGAAGACAGGGCGGCCAGCTGAGCTTCCAGAAGCTCGCGACAGAGCACCGCTCGCTGGGTGCGATGAAACTTCGCCAGCGCCTGGATCAGTTCAAACGTGTCCTCGTCGACCCGGACCTTGATCTCGCGGTCGTGCAGGTGTTTGGGGTTGGCGTACATGCTTGGGTGGCTCCTTGCGGCTATGAAATTGGTTAAGCGGCTTCAGATGGATAGAGGTCCGGGCGCAGCTCATGCCGCGAAACGCCGGTTACCTTCTCGATAGGGAGTGCTTGGCGGGCTGGCACACCTCTGGATTTCCAATAGGAAACAGCCATTGGCGTAACGCCCAGAAGCTCGGCCAAGGCTTTGCCCGACCCGGCGGCGTGTATAGCGCGCTCCAGAGGTGTGATTTCCATAAACAGTCCGCCCTAGGCGAATAAACATATCTCAACAATACGTTTATTTAATAAACAGCGCAAGCCCGGTAAACTTTGTGTTTATGACGAATCAACATTCAGGCGACCGCATGCGCCAGAGAATGCGGAAAAAAGGGATGACACCCACTGAGCTGGCAGAGTCGATGGAGGTCAGCACGCAGACGATAAATAATTGGTTTTCCAGAGGAGTTCCTGGCAAATCGATACTGAAGGTTTCGAAGTTGCTAGGGGTTCGCCTTCCCTGGCTTCAGGATGGTGAGGGGGACGAGGAGTGGGCCCCCTGGACCTACGATGACAGTCATTACGACCGAATTACGTCGGCAAAATCTAACGCCGAGGTTCTTGGCCCTTTAGACGCTTGGGATGACGACACGCCCCTGGACGATGATGAGGTGTATGTGCCGTTCCTCAAGGAAGTGGAGCTGTCTGCTGGCAGCGGCAGGACCGTAGTTGAGCAGTCCCACAAGCAGAAGCTCCGCTTCGGCAAGCTCACCCTCCGTAAACAGGGCGTGCAACCAGAGGACGCCGTGTGCGTCACGGTAAGCGGAAACAGCATGGAGCCCGTTCTTCCTGACAAGAGCACTGTCGGGGTCGATCAAGGAAGCACTTCTGTAGTTGACGGAAAGATGTACGCCATCGATCACGACGGCCAGCTCAGGGTGAAAACGCTCTATCGCCTGCCTGGCGGCGGTATCCGCATGCGCAGCTTCAATCGCGACGAGCATCCGGATGAGGAATACACCGCCCAGCAGATGGCCGATCAGAATATTCATATCAAAGGAAAGGTCTTCTGGTCGTCAGTCCTCTGGTGACGGAACTTGATCAACTCACAAGGAGGTAGAATGCTTCGCTCGATTCAAAAGATGATCCTGGTAGCCGTCGTCGCGCTTCTCGCTGGATGCGCAGGAACCCCGTTCACGTTTGGCCAGGCCAGCCAGGTCAAGGTTGGCATGACCGAAGATCAGCTCTACGAGATCATGGGCAACCCATACATGGTCGTATCGCAGGAAGACGGCCAGCGCTGGGTGTATAGCCATGCCACGGCATTCAGCGGCGCCAAGTCTGTATCGTTCGAGACCAAGGACGGCAAGGTGTCCAAGGTTCCGTATATCCCCAGCGCCTACATCGCCAAGCCGAGCCCTGACGAGTAACAGCCGACCCCTTCTCAAGCCCGCCTAGCGCGGGCTTTTTTGTGCCCGCGATTCAGCGTCGGCGTTTACTCGATAAACATAAATAAACAAAAAGTGTTGACGTGTTTATAAACATCGCGTTTACTACGACCCATGCAGTCACTCACCAGGGACTGCGGAGGCCCTCAAGCCTCACCGCTCTTTAACAACCAGCGCAACAACCAACAGACCGCATTGCCTCTACCGGCGACCGGCGATCAGACAGCCCCGAAAGGCTGCCAACGACAGGGACAACCCTGTACGGCTGACGAAGGTGAAACGCCTAAACCGAGAGAACGACCCGGGCATGCAATGCGCCCCGCCACCCCGGCGGTAATGGGACAGAACGATTCACTGAAGCACCTGGGCGACCGGGTGCTTTGGGAATCCACTGGAGGAAAACGAAATGCCAAATTGGGTAACCAACAAGGTCAAGGCGCCGCAGGAAGTCATTCAGGCGATGCTGAATGAGGAAGGCCGGATCGACTTCGGAAAGATCATCAGCTTCGAGGGCGAGTTTCCATGGAATGGTGTGATTGGCGATGCTGAAACCGCTGCTGAGCATGTGCTTCGCGTGCCGGTCAGCGACCACCCGCTTGTTGGCGCCATGCAGTTGGAAAGCCGGAACCGCGTTGATCTGTCGAAGCTGAGCGATGAAAGCTTCGAACAGTTCGTGCAGATGCTGCGCAATCACCGGAAGACCGGCTTCATGCACAGCATGGACTTCGCCAGATCCGCCTGGGGCACCAAGTGGAATGCTTGCGAGCCGAAGGTCGATGGCCCTGAGTCGGCGAGCTTTGAAACCGCCTGGTCCTTCCCTGAGCCGATCTTCCTCAAGCTGAGCTCAATGTTCCCTGAGGCCACCATCGTGCTCACCTATGCCGACGAAGATATCGGCAGCAACTGCGGGACTGTGACCTTCAAGGGTGGCGAAGCGGTTTCTCGCGATGAGTCGGCTGGCTGGAACAGCATGTCAGAAGCTGACCAGCAGAAGTGGCAAGCCTTCGCTTACGAGGTGAAGGGCTGGGAGTCTGAGCCAGACGAAGACTGACCAACCAGCGCCACGTCAGCCTGACGTTAACTGCCCGATGCCTTGCCCCCATCGCAGGCTGCATCGGAGTGTGAACTGAATCCTGCCGCCAAGCAGCACAGCTTCTATCCAGCGAGATCGGGAGGAACGAACACCGGTCGATGCAAAGATTGGCTCCTGCCAGTTCACACCCCGATGCAGTTTTCATCGATTTAAAACGCATCACCGTAGGCCTTATGCAAGTTAAGGCTCACCGCAGTAAAGATTAATCGACGTACACGCAGGCGAATCCGGGGCCTACCCGGCCAGACCAGATGCATGTGAGGTAGCGCTCACCGCCTGCACCAAAGCACTGAGCTGATCAGTGAGGTCGCCCCGCCATAAGCGGCCTGTTCTCCAACCCTAATCCCGGCGGGTATCAGCAACGGGAAGTGCTCGATGTTGCAAGCGTCGAGCAAGGCAACCGCTGCGCTAACAGCGGCTCTCAATCACCTGCCTGCAGTGAGCCACCAGCAGGCCCGATGTTCCTTTAGCGGGGTTCATCGGAAAGCGCATGGAATCGTCCGGATCATATGTCGTTACCGGTCATGCGCTTCCCAATGCATCCCGCATCCCCTTCCCTTCACTTCGACCGCATTAGGCAGGCGCCAGGCCACCTTTCACGGTGGGTTTGGTCACCCGCGCCTGGCTCCTGGCCAATGCGGTTGCCACACGAGCAAACGAACATGAGCGAACTCGGATATTGCGAGGGCGATAGCTGCGGCCGTGACGGCTGCGTGGGCGTCATCGAATCGCACAAGGTAGTGAATTGCAGTTGCCACATATCACCACCTTGCGGAGCTTGCACTGCACCGCGCGGCTACTGCGAGGCCTGCGGATGGGAGGAATCGGAAGACCCGCCGCCGGCGCCAGAACCTTACAAGGGCAAGCCATGGCAGCCGCCGGAGCCGCGCCCGCTGGACCCCAGCAAGGTCGATTGGCGGTTCGTGCCTCACACCAACTTCTCGATGATCAAGGAAGGGGTATATCCGCTGCACATGACTCGCGAGGAGGTTGAGCGCGAGGTCATTGGCACCTTCGGCGGCCGCTTCGAGCAATTCGGCAACGGCCGCTTCAAGTACATCGCATACACCGACTGAACCCACCACCTGGAGGCGACCATGAGTCGCGAGCATGAACTGTACGCGGACAGCGCCCAGGCGCGCGAGGTCGACCGCCAGTACCAGCTGTTTGGTGACACGTCCTGGGCAGACCACCTCACCTCAACGCAGGCAAGGGCTAACAACCAGGCCTGGAACACGATGATCCGTGAGCGCGACGAGCGCCAGCGGACTGAAAGCCGCCGGGTGATCGCCTCGGCGCTCGACAAGATGGAAGCCATGTGCGGCACAGGCGCCGCCCGGAGGACAGTATGAACAGAGGCACACGCCAAGAGGTTGTGGCCATCATCGACTCTCGCTTCGAGGCGATTGACGCCTCATTCAGTGAGGGCCTGCGCGGTGAGCTGATGATGGCGATCGACCTGGCCGGGCTGACCGGCGCAATCGACCTTCCCAAGCAGCGCAGCTACACGGAGCGCTTGAACCGGGCGATCGCCCGCAACAACGAAGCATGGCTGGAAGCGAACGGGAGGGTGGCATGAGTACCGCGCTTGTGAAGTCCCTCATCGACGAGCAGCTTGAGCAAATCGAGCGCACCTTGGCCGTGATCAGCTTTGGCATCCCTTTCAACGAGACCATTGGGCTCCCGCGCGACATACCGGTCGCCAGCCTGAAACGCCAGCTGAGTGCGACCATGAAGGGTCGGCGAATCGCTGTCAGGGTGCGGCCATGAGCAACTACCAGCGCGCCCGCCGCATCGCAACTTGGCGTGGCTCATTCCTCGCCCTCTCCTTCTGCACCGGCTGGCTTCTCCTGAGCGCCTGGGCCGGCTGCATCACCCAGTAACCACACATTTCAGCGCCGGCCGCATGCATGGCGCGGGAGATTCGCATGTCTGAAATTCACGTAGAGCTCGATCAGAAGGTAGTCGGCCTTACACCGGCCATCCTGGCCAAGGCGTTCTGGGCCATGGAGGACACCCAGCAGGCCAAGTTCTTCGATGAGTTGGCCAAGGTGATCGAGGCCGATCACGTCAAGAATCCCAGTTCCTACAGCTACGGCGAGCTGCAGTGGTGCTACCTGAAGGACGTTCTGCGCCGGCCGGGCATGGAGCGCGCCAACAAGATGCACATGGCCTTATCAGCGTTCGCCTTCGACTTCTGGTCGCGCAAGCCTGACGGCGCACGGGAGGGGCTGTGAACACCACTCCCCGCCTGGCCGCCCAGCTCGACTGGATGACGGTCGGAGCGTTCTCGCCTGAGCGGTACCAGGGCGAAGAGCGCAAAGAGTACGAAGACGAGGCCGCTCGCATTGAGCGGCAGTGGGACAACCAACCGAGCTGAGGTGCCACATGGCAACCGTAACCCTGATCCTCGGCAAGTCCGGGGCTGGCAAGAGCGCATCACTGCGCAATTTCAAGCCTGATGACGTGGCCCTGGTCAAGGTCATCAAAAAGCCGCTTCCCTTCCCTGGCTCCAAGGCATGGAAGTCCTATGTCACCGACAACTGGGTCAAGGTGATTGGCGCCTGCCGCCAGACCAAGCGCAAGGTGATCGTTATCGACGACTTCCAGTACATCCTGGCCAACGAGTTCATGCGCCGGAGCGAGGAGAAGGGGTTCGACAAGTTCACCGAGATCGGCCGGCACACCTGGAACATCTTCGAAGCGCTGCTCAGCCTGCCCGACGACGTTCGCGTCTACATCCTCAGCCACACCGAGGAGACAGACGCCGGCCAGATCAAGATGAAGACTATCGGCAAGATGCTGGACGAGAAAATCACCTTGGAGGGAATGGTCACCATCGTCCTGCGCTCGGTGGTCAGTGACGGCCAGCACCTGTTCAGCACCCGAAACAACGGGTCGGACACCACAAAGGCCCCGATGGGCATGTTCAACGAGGCGATGATCGATAACGACCTCGCCTTGGTCGATGCCGCGATCTGCGAGTACTACGACCTCACCAACACCACTCAGGCCGCATAGGAGCCTTCTGAATGTTCAACCTGGACGCAAATGCCGCGCGCTCCGCGGACAACAAGTCAGCCTTCATTGATGATGCTGGCAAGTTCATTGGCGAGTTCCTGCGCGCCGAGTACATGGAAAAGCAAGAAACGGGGTCGACAGGTATCGGCTTCACCTTCAAGAGCCGCGACGGTGCCGAGGCCACTTTCTACCTCAACCTGACCTACCAGCACGGCACCCGCAACGAGGGCGGCTACGCGATGATGAACGCCATCATGGCCTGCCTGCAGCTGCGCACCGTAGGGGCGCCGCAGCCAACCCAGTTCGAGAAATGGAACAACGACACCAAGCAGCGTGAGCAGGTAACCGCGCCCGGCTTCCCTGAGCTTCTGAAGAAGCCGATCGGCCTACTCATCCAAATGGAAATCGAGAAGAACAGCCAGACCGGAATGCCTCGGCCGATCATCTACGCCCCCTTTAGCGCAGAGTCGGAGAAGACGGCGTCCGAGATTCTCGACCCCCGCTGCACCAGCCCAGCCAAGCTGGAGAAAATGGTTCAGCAGCTGATGAAGAAGCCGGTCCATGACCGTCGACCGAAGTCCGCCCAAGTGGCCGGCGGATACGCCCAGCCCGACAACTACGACTACGGCGCCCCGCCAGACTTCTCGGACGATATCCCGTTCGATTGACCGCTGGTCAGTAGCAACAACGCTGCTGATACCCCCCTTCTTCTTGCGAAACGGACCTCATATGACCGCCTATATTTTCGACTCTGAAACCACCGGACTGAACAACCCGGAACTGGTTGAGGCTGCATGGCTGCAGATCGGCGCCGGCCTGACAGTAACCGGCGAATTCCTGCAGCGATACAAGCCGTCCAAGCCAATTGAACTCGGCGCCCTGGCCACCAGCCACATCCTGGACGAAGAGTTAGTCGACTGTCCGCCGCACGCTTCTTTCAAGCTGCCTGAAGACGCCACCTACCTGATCGGTCACAACGTCGATTACGACTGGGGTGTCATCGGCAAGCCAGAGATCAAGCGCATCTGCACCGCAGCGCTGAGCCGCGCGCTGTGGCCTGATGCCGACACCCACACACAGTCAGCCATGATCTACCTGCATTACCGTTCGGAGGCTCCAGAGCTTCTGCGCAACGCTCACGCTGCCCTGGACGACGTCAAGAACTGCCGTCGCCTCCTGGCAGCCATCTTCACGACCCTCAAGGCGCAGCTGGGGCGGTCGGTGGCCAGCTGGGAAGAGCTTTGGGAAATCTCCGAGGCAGCACGAATCCCAAAGGTTATCCGCTTCGGCAAGCACGCCGGCTCGAAGATCGAGGACATCCCTCGCGACTACAAGCGCTGGCTGCTCGGCCAGGCCGACATCGATCCGTACCTGCGGAAAGCACTGGAAAAGTAAGCCATGCCACTCGCCACCATCCTCGACCTGCTCCAGCGCCGAAAGGAACTGGAGCAGAACCTGCAGTTGCTTTTCAACCGTAGCTGCCATTGGAGCCGCGCCGTACGTGTGCGCGGCGCGGCCACCATCGAGAACCTGACTCAGCAGTTGTTCGAGATCACCGAGCAGATCGCCTCGGTGCGCGCGGCATGAGGCGGCTCAGCACCCTCGTCCGCCAGCGCCGGCGGCAAGAACAGTTCCACCTGCCGCCCAGCGGCCTCACGGAGCACGGACATGCAGAAAGCACCCTCTGGAGTGGTAACCCTGCCGGCCTGGATGAATCGGCCGGTCAAGAAGCTGTACAACACCCGCAGCGGCGGCCAGTACCGGCCTGACGATGTGGCCCTGGCCTTCGCGCTGAGCCTGCGGGAGCACGACAGCGCCGATCACCTGCGCAGGCTGGCCCGGCGCCTGGTCGACAAGGTCTGCCTGGAGCACCAGCCGAACATGAAGCGCCTGGCGCGCGAGCCTGACGACGCCAAGGTGTTCGACGCAGCGCTCAAGATCATCAACCGGGTGTGCGACCTGCTCGACATCGGTCCGGGCGCCACCTTCGTGCGCAATGGAGGCGATGATGGCAAAGACGCAGAAGCAGCGTGACGACGATCGCCGCGCCAATGAAGCAAAAGCCATGGTCGAGGATTTGCGCATGAAGGCCGGGAAAGGAACCCGGCAGGCCCTGGCTGAAATCATGGAGTGGGCCGACGTGCAGCAGAACGGCGAGGCCATGACGCTCATGATCCACCGCATCCATGAATTAGGGCCTGAAGCGGCCCGCCATTTCCTCAGTGCGCCGCGCCACGAAATCGTTGTGTCGGATTTTGTGGCGCGACGACTCGACCAATTCCGCATCGGCCGCGAGCTACGCGCCCCTGACCTGATGCTCGGCGACGACCCGGACGACACCGGCCTGCTGTTGCTCGCCAACGCCTGACCCGCGCTGCCCGCCAGCGCCTTCCCCTATTCAACGATAACGCCTCCCCGGCGAGGGCGGCGCCTGCCTGGAGATCACTATGACCACATTCGCAGTGTTCGGCATGACCCGTGATGTAGCGCTGGCCGAGGCCAAGAAGCGCGTAAAAACCAGCAAGCCTGGCAAGCCGGGCGGACCCTCAATCCAGCTGACGCCCGCTCAGTGGGAGGAGGCAGTGGCGAAGTACGTCGAAAAGCTCATGAGCGGCGAGAAGGTGAAGCAGCTCAGCAACATGTTCGACGCCCCCCAGTACGCCCAACAGTTCATCGACCTGGCCAAGCGTTCCGGGGAATGCCGAGACCTGCGCATCCGGGCCCGTTGCGCGATGACTGACGCGAAGGGCAATCCCATCATGAACCCTAAGACCAAGATGCCAAGGATCGGTTGGTCCGACTGGCAGCCTGAATCGAAAGCCGCCTGATACGGAGTTGCCCATGCCCACAGAAAACCGATCCAGCAACACCGAGATGGTCAGCGACCTGCTGCCATGCCCGTTCTGTGGCGAGAAGCCACAAATCACAAAGCATCACCGGGAAGACATCTACAGCTTCATGCACCGCTGCCAGGTACTCGGCCCGATCAGCTGGGGCTTCCGTGAAGATCAGCAAGCGCACATCGAAAAATGGAATGCCCGAGCCCAGCCAGCCCCACAGCCCCACCCCGAGCCTATAGCCTGGATGGTTGGTACTGCCATCTGGTGGACCAAAGAAGAGGCAGAGCGGGATGCTGCGGCGACTGGGCTGCCGATTGTTGGCCTGGGGCCGATGTCCGGCGTAGCGCCTTCCGAGCAGAATCAGGGCGAGCCCTATGGCTGGGCTCACGACGAAGGAAAGGAGTTCACCACTCATGCCGATCATGCAAGCGATTTGCAGAGAGAGGGCATTCAGATGCTACCGCTCTACACCCACGCCGAGCCTGCCGAGGTTGAGCGGCTGCGCCTGGAGCGCCGGCGAATGGATCAGGCGTTGTCAGCGTGCGCGAACGAGCGCGACGCCCTGCGCGCCCTGTTGGTCGAAGCGCTAGCCTTCCTTGATGAAGCCTACAAGCATGACATCGGAACGCAGCTTAAGCGCGAGATCAAGGCCTTTTACCTATCCGCCAGCGTAGAGCCGAGCGCGCCAGTTCTCAAGCGGCACCATGACGTGACGATGTTTCAGCGCGGAGAAGCGAAACCGTGAAGACGCATTTCGCACCATTCACCGACCTGGATGACCTTGAGCAAGCGCCGTGCGGCACCTGGCTAGGGCAATCCTCCGAGCTGTCAGGCGACTGGGCCATGGTCGATTGCCGACTCTGCAAGAAGCGCCGAGCAAGGATCATCGCAGCCGCAGCTGATGAAGAGCAATTCATCGTTGAGCAGATGGGCCACATGGCAGCTTCATGCGCTCTGAATGCTCGGCGGAGCACATTTGTACTCCACCAGGCATTGACCTCTCTTCCCACTAGTTCGAGCAGGCGACCTGGTCGAATTTTGGTTGAGGATCAGTGGCGATCCGGCGAGCCCGACCAACACCCCAAGCCAAAGCCCTAGTCATGGATTCACCAGGGCGGGAATCGAACGCCTCTTCATGCAGAGCCATACCGCTTGCGGCATATACCCCAATGAACATCTGCGTGTCACCTGTCCGCGACAGTCGCACCTGGACATCAATAAGTGTTCCGTCATCAAGCGTTTCGTCATGAGTCCTATGGTGAAGCGTCGGGTCAGCCCAAGACCAAAAAACATCACCGCGAATTCTCATGTCGACCTCCTACGACTTTGGTTGTATGTGATGGAGAACCTTCACCTTAGCGAAAGCGAGGCGAGACGCAATCGCGGTTCCCAAGATTGTGAACTGAATCGGACCACCGGCCGATTTTCTTGTGCAAAAACAGATTCTTGTACAACTTACTGCCGCGATATGGCGGCCAAGGAACCCCCGTGCTCGACGCAAACATCCACGAATCCCTCAACGTCCTTACCGCAAGCCAGTTGGCCATGCTGCTTGTCATGCGCAAGGGCCTCCAGTTCGGCTACGACTACACGTTTACCGACGATGATGGGCAGTCTACCGACATCGATCTGGCCTTCCTGGCTGCGGCACCTGGCGAGCTGCTCGAGGTTCTTTTCGAAGAAAACGAGCATGACGATGCCATCAACGAGGTCCGCTACGAGGCTGAAGCAGTAAGTGGTATCCCCGAGTGGTGCCACTACAGCTGGGGTAGAAACTACGAGGTCGACGTAAAGGCCTTCATCCTGCCCGATGGTCGTGCCCTGGCCTTCTGCGAGATGAGCGGCGGCGGCAAGCACGGCGAGCCGAATGCCTACCCGTGGGTGAATGAGGCCAAGTTCATCAAGGTCACCGGCGTCGAGGAACGGGTCATCAAGACGTACCAGTTTGAGGAAATAAAAGACGGTGCTGAGGTGGAGCCATGACCCGCCTCGCCCTCTGCCTCCTGCTGCTGGCCACCGGCGCCAGCGCAACCGAGAACGTCATCAACGTGCAGCACGACAGCCAGCGCGGCGTCACCTGCTACCTGCTCAACGGGGTCGGCATCAGCTGCATACCCGACAGCCAGCTGCAGGCCGGCAACCAGCGCCAGCTCTCCCCGCACGAAACACAACCCGAACTTACACCCGCACTGGCGCCTGGGCGCTGGATTGATGAGAGGTATCAGCTGTGAGCGAAGCCAAAGCAAAGCCTGAGCTGAGCGCCTGCGGGTACTCGATCAATGACTGGGAATGCAGGCCAGGCGGCTACCTGTTCGATGCGGGTACCGGCGAGGGCTACGACCCGCAAGACTGCTCCTACCTGTGTCCGCATTGCCGCACGCTGGATTATCTGGAGTCGGCCAAGGAAGAAGCCGAATCGGTCTCCAGCTATGGCGGAACCGGAGGAAGCGGAACAGGCCTGACCATTTGGATGGCGGCAGAGCGCCAGGCTCTAGAGGCGAACCGCCCGGCTGCGCTTGAGGCCCTGGCCAGTCTTGGCCCTGTACACGCCTTGGATGACGACGAAGTCGTCTTGTGCAACACGCAGCAGGAGCAGCCATGACCGACCTGATGGAAGTGAAGACGGCCGACCTGGCCGGCGAGGCGCTGGGATGGGCTGTCGGTCAGGCGGAAGGCCTGGACATGTTCCTGGCCCCGCCGCAGTACGGCAACCCTTGGCGAGTGTTCGCCCGGTACCAGGCCACGACACCGAGCACACCAAGCGCTACAACCCGTGGGAAGACTGGGCGCTGGGCGGGAAGCTGATCGAGAAGTACCAGGTTTCGCTGTCGCCACCGACAAGCGCCGTGCACCGCAACTTCGGCTACATGGACAAGCGCAACGGCTACTACGAGTCGGGCCTGTGGAGCAGCACGATCTTCAGCAAAGAGCGAAAGTACCGGCGCACCGCGCTCCACCATCCCAACAACCCACTGATTGTCGCCATGCAGGCGATCGCCCAGTTTGAGCTCGGCGATATCGTCCAGGTGCCCAAGGAGCTGATCCCATGCCCAGCATGATCAAGGTTTCAACCTGCGACCTGGCCGGCAAGGCGTTGCTCTGGGCCGTTGAACTGGTGGATGGTCCGTTGCCGGCCGAGGCCGGCCAGCTGCAACTGTCGCTGGGCGACCAGGTCATCGACGACGCAACCGGCGAGCACCTGATCCAGAAGCATGGCATGTGGATTGAGCGCGGGCACAGCTGGCCCTGGCTGGCCTGCGTCTCGGGCCATCCTCTCGACCGCCAGCCCGGCGATACCCGGGCAGAAGCTGCAGCCCGCGCTGTCGTGCACCACGCCCGCGGCGAAACCGTCAGCGTACCGCAGGAGCTATGCCTATGAACCTGATCGACTGCTACGTCACGAAGATCCTCGGCGAGCCGTACCGCAAGTTCGGCCACTGGTGGGTATCGGCCGAGTACGAATCGGAAGGCCGCCCAGGCAAAACCCAGCTCATGTTCCGCACCGAGGAAGCCGCACGGGCGGCTAAGGTCGGATATCACTTCACGGCCTGAAAGGCACGGAGACCACCATGGCGAATGCCACTGCAGCAAAACCATCAAGCATTCAGCCGCGGTTCATCCGGTTCGGCGATGCGCCAGGGTATCTCGGCATGTGTCGGGATGAATTCAACAAGACGGTCAGGCCCTGCGTGCGGGAATTCCCCATTGGCAAGCAGGGCGTAGCCTTTGATCGGCAGGAGCTCGACGAGTGGGCCGACGCCTACATCGAGGCAAAGGCGATTGAAAAAGCCACCGGACAGGACAACAATCGGCCCCGCAGCGAGCGCCGAGGAGATGATACATGGCGCGAAAAACGATCACCGGCCTCTACGAGAAGGGCGGTGTCTGGCAAATCGACAAAGTCTACAAAGGGGAGCGAATTCGAGAGAGTACTGGAACTGGTGACCGGGAAGAAGCAGAGCAGTACTTGATCCACAAGCTCGAGCAGATGCGTCAACGGAAGGTCTACGGCGTTCGGCAAGTGCACACCTGGGAGGAGGCGGCAATGCGCTACCTTCTTGAGGTCAAGGATCAGCCATCCATTCACCTCACTGCCTTGTGCATGAAGCAGCTTCACCCATACCTGGGCCACCTGCCGCTGACGCACATCGATGACCAGGCGCTGGAGCCGTTCATCAGGGATCGGCAGACAGAAAAGGTTCTGCCGGATGGGACCATTGAAAAGGCCGTGAGCAATCGGACGATCAACATCGCTATCGAACGCGCGGTCCGGGTTTTAACGCTCTGCGCCAGGAAGTGGCGAGACGATGATCGCCGGCCATGGCTGGACAGTGTACCCATGCTGAGGAAGCTCGAAGAGAAGAAGTCGAGCCGCAAGCCCTACCCAATGTCATGGGAAGAGCAGTCGATCCTTTTCAACGAACTGCCTGGTCACCTGCAAACGATGGCCCTCTTCAAGGTGAACACGGGCTGCCGGGAGCAAGAGGTGTGCAAGCTGAGGTGGGATTGGGAGATATCGGTGCCGGAACTGGGAACCAGTGTTTTCCTGATCCCTGCTGACTTCGGCGGGAGACACGCCCGATCGGGCGTAAAGAATGGCGACGAGCGCCTGGTGGTGCTGAACAACGTGGCCAAGTCGATCATTGAAAGGCAGCGCGGGATCAGCAAGGAATGGGTGTTCCCATACAACGGCACCGCGATGCACCGGATGAACGACTCGGCATGGAAGAAGGCACGGGTGAGAGCGGCGAAACTCTGGCAGGAGGAAAACCTTCGCCCCGCTCACCCTGGATATGCCTCGATCAGGATTCACGACTTGAAGCACACCTTCGGTCGACGACTGCGGGCAGCAGGCGTTACTGAAGAGGATCGGAAGTCACTGCTCGGGCACAAGAACGGCAGCATCACCAGCCACTACTCCGGCGCTGAGCTGGGCAAGCTGATTGAGGCTGCGAACATGGTATCAACAACTGACTCTCGCGGGCCGGTGTTGACGATCTTGAAGAGGAAAATCGGATGA